CCTGAATAATCGCCGTGATACACTACACCACACCTACATCACGCCACTTTACATACACTGAATAATTGCCGTGATGTGCTACATTGCAAATACCACACGCCACTTTACATACCCTGAATAATTGCCGTGATGTGCTATATGAAGAATATATCAAGTTAATCAACGTGATACTTAGCAACCCTACAAAACACCTTTGCTACCCCCTGATATTAAAAATATACCAATGCATATTATATGTATTCACCATTACCATATCAATATATATACTTTAAAAAATATAGTTGTATCCTTACCATATTTATTATTAATACTTTTCTTTTATTAAAAATATTTTAAAAAATAATTTGTTTTATACTTCATATTACTTTATTCTACCTTATAGACATAGCGCAATTGCTGTTCCACTGAATGTCCAGCCCTCATACTTGTATCCTCTCTCTCCTTTAAACTTGCACCCCTCGCATTTATCTGTGTTGCGTTTATATGCCTTATGTTTAAATACGTATATACTTTCCCATATATCTCCATTGTTATCCTCTGCAATCTCTGCGACAATGTTGATTGTGGCATTAAACTACCTAACAAATACCCTCCCTTTATCCCTTCGCATAACCTAATAAACTCCTCTGGTATCTCTATTATTTTATCTTTCCCATTCTTTGTATTATTTATATGTATTCTATTCTCATATATATAATTGTATTCTTTATTCTTTGTTTCCTCCTTATCCTTCGCTATCCTTAGTATCCTCAAATCGTTTAATCTTCCCTTTATTATAAAGATATACCCATATATTATCTTGTCTCTTTTATCCTTTAATTTATCTATATTTTTCTTTATTTCATCCTCTTCAAAACTTATCTCTAAATCTTCCTTATCCTCTACTATCGCTATACTCCTCTTATCCTCATATTGTTTCCCGTATTCCAATACGTATGCGTATAATCTCTTGCAAATATCCACAAATCCCCTTATACCCCTTAATATCTTATATAAATTATTTACTTCGTATGGTATCCTCCTTATCTCCTCGAATTTATCCTCGATTATATCCTTGAATTGCTTCACAATATTCTGTGCATTGTATTTCTCCTCCCTTATGCTCTTTAATATATCCGCATCTTCCCCTAATTCTTCCCCCGTTCTTCTCTTGTAAAATTGCCTTATAAATGATATGTATGTTTGCTTCGTATTCTCTGCCTTACCATCTATCACCTTCTGTTCTGGCAATTTATCTACTCCCTTTAATGTCTTCTCGCATTCATATATTGGCTTCGGTGTTATCACCGCCTTCTCCTTTATCCTCTTCTCCCTTCTCCTTAAATTTATTATTTCCCCCTTTCGCATCCTATATTCCCTATTACTTACCACGTTCCCCTTCGCTACCTTCTTCTTTACTATCCCTCCCTTTATCTCATTACTTATCTCTTCAGTTGTATCATTACTTATCTCCTCCTTTATCTCCTCCTTTATCTCCTCATTATTGTCTCTCGTCATTCTTTGTCGTTATACTATTAGTAGATATTTTATTTTTATATCATTTTTTAAAAATAAATATATAAATAATACTCGTCATCTCTTTCGATATAGTATGTTCTTTTAACATTATCTAAAACTATTTATCTTTTCCTAAAAATCTTAAATACTTTCTAACTTTCTAAAAATCTTTTATAAATATAATACCTTGTTATCATTTATGGTAATAAGAGTATGCATTGTTTATCCCTAAAGTCGGCAGATGCGTCGAGCATCACTAGATATATTTAGAGTATGTTTAGAGCCTATGTTGTATGGATATAGTATGTTCCCTTGATTATCTAAAACTATTTATTTTTTTTTCTAAAAACTTTTAGACTTTTAACTTTTCTAAAAATCTTAAAAACTTTCTAACTTCTTAACTTTATAACTTCTTAACTTTCTAAAAATAAAAAATAATACCTTGTTATCATTTATGGTAATATGAGGATGCATTGTTTATCCCTAAAGTCGCAGATATATTTAGAGAATATTTAGAGTTATTTAGAGCCTATGTTGAATGGATATAGAATACCCCCCTTTGATTATATAAAACTTTCTATTTTTTTTCTAAAAACTTTTAGACTTTGATAAATATCTTAAAATCTTAAAAACTTTCTAAAAATATTAAATACTTTCTAAAAATCTTTTATAAAAATAATCCTTTGTTATCATTTATGGTAATAAGAGTATGCATTGTTTATCCCTAAAGTCGGCAGATGCGTCGAGCATCCCTAGATATATTGAGAGAATGTTTAGAGCCTACTTTGAATTAATATAGAATGCACCTTTGATTATCTAAAACTTTCTATTTTTTTTCTAAAATTTTTTAGACTTTTAACTTTTCTAAAAATCTTAAAAACTTTCTAACTTTATAACTTTATAACTTCTTAACTTTCTAAAAATAAAAAATAATACCTTGTTATCATCTATGGTAATAAAAGTATGCATTATTTATCCCTAAAGTCGGCAGATGCGTCGAGCATCCCTAGATATATTTAGAGAATGTTTAGAGCCTACGTTGAATGGATATAGAATGCCCCTTTGATTATATAAAACTATCTATTTTTTTCTAAAAACTTTTAGACTTTATAACTTTTAATTATCTAAAAATAATCCTTTGTTATCATTTGTGGTAATAAGTGTATGCATTGCTTATCCCTAAAGTCGGCAGATGCGTCGAGCATCCCTAGATATATTTAAGAGCCTTCTAAGAGACTACCTTGAATGGATATAGTATGTTCCCTTGATTATCTAAAACTTTCTAAAAATAAAAACTAATCCTTTGTTATCCATTCATCCCCTAATTCATTTAAAAATTGATTACTTTATATTCCTATTACCCCTCGCATACTTATGTCAATATCCCATATATTCCATCTGTCTGACCTTCATATCCGCAATGGCGACCTCGCTTATTCTCGTTTTGATGAATATAACCTCGTTTTTAATAATACATTACTCTCTATTGAAAATTCTATATATAAACTTAATCTATCCTCGCATAACTTTATCATCCTTATCACTGGCGACATATTCCATAATAAATCAGTCGTCGGTAATTATGGTCTCGCCCTTTTTAAAGCATTTATTCAATCATTATCCAAAATAGGTCGCCTATTCATTATCTCAGGAAACCACGATTATGACCAATCAGACCCTAATAAACCTTCGCTTGTATTCTCTTCTACCTTCGATATCCCTAATGTTTCCGTTTTAAATACTTCAACATCTTTTATTATTGACGACATTGGCTTCTCCTTCGTTAGTATCGATAAAACTTTAGACAATTTTAGAAATAGCGGAAGAATTACTGAGCTACCTCCTTTCCCTACAATCTCTGAAAAAGTTAAATATAAAATTGCTTTGTTTCACGGGTCTTTTGCATCCGCTAAACTATTTAATGGCAAATCCATTGAAGAAACTTTCAATCCTTATCCTCTCGAATGGGTTAAAGATTTTGATTTTGTTTTACTTGGTGATATCCATAAGAGACAGGTTTTCAAATATAAAAAGAAGACTATATGCGGATATTCTGGTAGTTTGATACAGCAAAACTATGGGGAAGATATTATAGAGCACGGATATTTATTGTGGAACCTTGACACTAAAATAATAGAAGAGATTAACGTTTATAATAATATTGGCTATATTAATTTGATTGAAGATGAAAACAATACTATCCTTATTAGAACCAATGGCAAATATACTGAACCATTAGAAACATATATTAAAAATAATATTAATTATTTCCCAAAAAATTTAGAAATAAAATCTTTTACAAATATAAATTATCAATCTCTTAGCATTATATTAAACTCTTTTAATATCTCTTTCCAAATTGTTTCTAGAATAAATACCAATCAGTTAAGCAACACTACTACAAAGCATACTCATAACACCGACGAAGATAGCAATCTAGACTGCTTACTGAATACTGATTATTTATTAGATTATTTTAAAAAACTCTTATCATCTGATGAGTATAACATATTACTTAAAATAATCAAGGATAATGAAACCTTGCTTTTTGATATACATAAATACCCTGAAGACCTTCATTCCGAATGTATAAAAAGAAATAAAGAGTTGATACCAATCATTAATTCTTGTAATACCAATGTTGAACTAACAACCTTTAAAAAATCCTTCTTGATTAAATATTTAGAATGGGGAGGCTTATTGTGTTATGAAAATAAGAACTGGGTTAATTTCAAAGATTTAGACGCGAAGACCTTTATGATTAAAGGGTCTAACGGAACAGGAAAATCGGCTATTTATGATATCCTATTACTAGCAATATGGGCTACGAATAATAAGTTAGATACTTATTCGGCTGGTTTTATAAATCACAATAAAGACAAAGGTTATACAATAGTAGATATAGAGATTGACTGCATTACCTATCGTATCAAAAGAGATTTTTGTAAAAAGAAGAATACTTTCAAAATCGTTAATAAGTCCTCTGTTCTCTACAATTTTGATAATACGAATACGCTAGTAATATTAAAGAAAGACAGCGCTTGTAATGCTGAAATCAAAACCTTATTTGGTGATATTGAAACCTTCCTTTCTACATCTATGATTACACAGAATATTGATAATGATATTCTTACATTGAACTATAAAGATACTTTGGCTACTATAGATAAGGCTCATAATATCCAATATATTTATCACCTATATAACCTGTTTAAAACGGCTATTAACAAATACAAGGATTTTAGAAAAGTTATAAATAGTAAAAAAGAGGTGTATGAAAAACTCCTATTTAATGGTGCAAATAGCGATGTTAATGATGCAGTTATTTCTGAACTATCAGAAGAACTCTTCGGTTTAAATAGTGAATGCGAAGCATATTTGAAAACATTCAATTCTATTAATATAGATATTAGTAATCCTTCGCTCTTGTCTATTATCGATACCGATTATATTACCTTGATTGATACTATAGATAGTTGCTTAATTGTGTCTGAAGATATCTATAAAGAATACCTAAATAAACTTAATCACTATAAATATTCTATTAATGATGAATGTTTAAAAAATATGAAAAGATTAGCCAAATCTTATACTCTGCAACTCGAAGATGATTTTAATAAATTACCATCTCTAAATAAACCTTGCGATTACACCTTTCTTAGCAGCGAAGAGAATGCTTTGAGAAACTATATTAAAGATATCAATGCAGATACCGAAGATGACTTAATTATACAAAAAGAACACTTAGCGAAAACAAAGGAAAGGCTTAGTGATTTAATTACTAATAAGCCTAACAAAGTATCTACGTATTCCCCTAATAGAAATATTGATAAACTAAACACTATAATTTTAAAGATTTATAATTCTTTGGAACTTTTCAATGATTTTATATCTTCGAATACTAAGCCTAACATTATTGATGTCTCTATATTAAAAAAACTGAGAGCGGCTATAAGCGAACCTCTTACTTTCGAACATTATAATACTGCAGTCCAATCTAAAGAATTACTTAATAGTGAAGTAAATAATATCAAAAATACGCTTGTATCTTTAGATAAGGATTTTAATGTATTATTTTCTAAACAACAACAAATAAGTATCAAAAGTATCCCTAGTATTATTAGTTATAAGCAATTTAAAACTGCGCAGTCTATTGCTAAGGAACTGAGACACTATAATATCGACGTAATTGATAAGCAAATCTCTGAGGATGAAATAGTATTACGCAATTATCATAAAACAATTGAAGAGATTAATAAACTTGATATAGAGATTGATACCTATAATAAAGAACTAGCATTACTTAATACTAATGATGACTATAAATATAACCCTGATTGCTGTATTTGCTGCAGCAGGACTTGGGTATCACGTATTAAAGAACTTGAAATAATTATAGATTGTCTTGCTAATAAACGTTCCGTGCATTACGATGTTAAAGACTATAATGCTGTAAATGAACGATTTGAAGAAAACAAAAAGAAGCAAGAAAATTATCACTTGCTTAATGAATGGTATTCTTATTTTAAGTTTAAAGAAACCTATGATAAGATAACAAATGATATGAATAGTATTATAAATACTAAAAATACTTTGAATGAAGAGCATATTAATAAAACTCTTGAACTTACCAGCATCACTGAATATATCGAGTATTTCATTCTCTACTCCTTTCAGTTGTTTGATGAAGTCAATAATATACGGCTCTTTGATAACTATTTGTCTTGGGAAAATAACTATAATGAAACCAATGCGCTTATTGATAAATTAGAAAAAGGTATCCATTATAATCTTGTTATAAAACCACGCATCACTAAATATACTACACTTAAAAAAGAATACGAAGAATGGCTCTTGTATGATAAGAATAAACAAATCATAGATGCTTATCATTACTATAAGTTAAAAAGATTGGTTGAAATGAATGACTTATATAATGAATATCAAAGCAATGCACAGATGATACCCCTTATTAAACAAAAGATATGCTTGAATGAACTGATAGCAAATAAGAAGATTGAAATCAAAACTACTAATGATAGGCTTGTAAAGTATACCACGATTAACTCTTATAACAATGAAAATAAAAGAAATTATACTATGTTGTCTGAGATTGATAAAGAACTTGCGACAATTATTGATGTCCTTGATACTATCCTTGTAAACTTTCAATCTTTTAGAAAAGAACTATATGATACCTTTGTTCTTAATAAACTTGTAGAGAAAACGAATAAAATTATTAAAACACTTTGCCATACCAATACAAAACCTTTCAAACTAAATTATAATGTTGATATATCCAATGATAATGTGCATATTTATTGGCTAATCCACAATGATAATATAGCAACTGATAGCGATAAGCAGTATATCTCTGTGTCTCAGGCATCAGGCTTTCAGCGGTTTGTTATATCACTTGCCCTTCGTATGACGCTTTACTTTAATAACTATGATGTCCTTTGCAATCAGTTATTTATCGATGAAGGCTTTATTAATTTTGATAAATATAACTTGTCTATCGTTCCTTCTTTCCTTAAAAGCCTTCTTAGATATTTTAACACTATTGTAATACTCTCGCATATCGATATAATTCAAGACACGATTGATGAAACTGCTACGATTAACTTCAATCATATGAATAGCATATCCTCGATAACTTATAACTAAATGCAATTAATTATATAGCGATTGATACTATGTATTACTTATTTACCTTTATTTTATTTTTATTATTGGTATGCAGTGTATTATTGTAAATACTGAGTTTTTTAATGTATTCTAAAGTAATTAAAGTAATTTAAGTAATTGCTAAATATATATTTATGGCTTTTTGACTATATAAAGAATATTATAAATTACTAAATATATATGGAAGGTTTAATAGATACACGAAACGAATATATAGAACATATACAAGATATTTTGAGTGTTGCTATATCAAAGCGCATATACGCTATATATACCGAGATGATTGATGAAAAGAAAGGACTTAAGGGGTTCCAAAATGAACTATATAGTATCCGCAAATGGAACAATAATATTGTTAGTGATGAATATAAAAAAATAGTTAAATATACTAAATGCAAATATTTGTCAAATCTTATTAAAATCATTATCATAACAACGATAAAAATTAAAATATATGAATACAGAGAACAATTTGATAATATTAAAATAAAGATACCTAACCCTGAAGATTTTGTTCATAAATGCTATATAAATGCTGCTGCTTTCTCTTGGAAGAACGCTTATTTATATAATAGAAATAATATTAAAGATGCGGAGTATCAAAACAATCTTAATATAATTGAAGAAAATATCAGAGCAATTATTAAGAAGACTTTTAGAGATTTTGTGCCATTTGATGAGATATTCAAGCAGATTGAAGATAATCTGACAGAGAATGTAAAACAATTCAAGGATGATGAAGGTGCCGACGAGGATGACGATGAAGAGAAAACTATCAAAAATGTAAAATCAGTCAAAAAAATAAAGAAGGATGAAAAAATTATAGCAATTGAAGAGGAAGAAGATGAAGAAGGCGAAGACGAAGAAGACGAAGAAGACGACGAAGGAGAAGATGAAGAAGGCGAAGACGAAGAAGACGAAGACGAAGACGACGAAGACGACGAAGATGATGAAGACGAAGATGATGAAGGGAATGATGAAGATGACGACGAAGACGGAGAAGATGATGAAAATGACGACGAAGAGGATGAAGGAGAAGAAGAAGATGATGGAGAAGAAGAAGATGATGGAGAGGATGATGAAGATGTTAAAGAAAAAGAAGGTATAGAAACTATTAAAGTAGTAAAGGAACAGGAAGATACTATAGATAATAAAATAAATATTATAGTAGATACATCACTAACAAAATATAACAATGGTGAATTCAAGGAGGGATATAAAGAAACAAGTAAAATCGAGGAAGACACCCAAGAAATCTCATTTACTAAATACGACAAACCAGATATACAAGAAAAACAAGATGCTAATGAAAAAGAAAAGGATGCTGTATGCGACGTATGGAGTAATATTAAAGCAGAATATACCTCATTGTCGCAAAATGATGTGGATTATAAAAAGTATGAAAATGAAATTGTTAGTAAGAAATATGAAAACGAAGATGATACCAAAAGTGTATCGAGTGTTCTGAGTAATTTCACTGATATAAGTCAGGTCAAACAAATACATATTAATGAAACTGCTAATAAAAATAGAAAACCAAGTTTTTTCTAAATATTATAATATATATTATAGCATATCCTTTCATTTGTTAGTAGCATGTATTCTCTTATATTGTGTTCCTTCTATTTATTGGTGTCGTCAAATTTATGTTTTTTTTGGTTTGAATTACATACATTTCTGATGTTTGAACTGCGTCTATTACTGATTGCTTTATATCAGACGTTAATATTCTATATATTTTTTTATTATGTTCATTTAAATCCTTGTTAGTAATAAAATAACTTATACTTTTCTCAAACTCTGTTATATTTTTCTGATCTTTTATAAGTTTATCAATATATATCTTTATTTGTTTTGAATTTTCATACTTCTTAATGTAATTATGAAATATTTTAGGATATCTTGCAAATATGTTTAAGTTTATTAATATTTTTATACGAGTAAACATATCATCATTAGCCATAATGATATTAACTTTCTATAATATTAAAATATTTTAATTAGATAGAATTATCATATAAATTAAAATGCAGGGAACTGATATAAAATGTAATATACATAATGTTTGGGATAAATGGATAAGATGGTCTCCAACAAATGCTGTCGCTTTCAAAAAAACAAAAAGCAAAATTGATACGGCAATAGGGAACGGCGAACGTAAATTAGCAGCGGAGATTTCTTCTACAATCACAAAATTGGGTGGTCAAAATGACCCTACAGATATAAACGATACTTACAGAGATTTTGGATTTGGATATATAAGCGTAAAAGAGTTATCTCTTAAATGCAAAGATGTAAGGTTAGGAAAACAATCAGGCAAACATTATGCAAACTTTTTGGAAATATTTATTAACGCAATACATTGGTGGCTTGCTACATATTACTATCTCAATAATGACGACATTATAATGAGACATAATATTATACAACACAATAAATCTATACTTGCTAAAACCTGCACACCTCTTCAGTTATCCCAGATAGAGACAATAAGAAAACATTTAATGGAACCTATAGATACGGATACTACTACTAATACGTATGCTGTGCAAAAACAAGCAATTGGAACAACGAATAAGGTAATTGCAAAGAAGGGACACGTTGCAACGAATAAGGTCATCGCAAAGAAGGGATTTGTAGCAACTGCTAAGGGAAAGAATAAAACAGCACTTAAAGGAGGTGTCCCTACAATTGTATCTAAAAAGGGGTATAGTTTATATGATTATATTGGAATGGGGGAAATATGCGCTTCAAGATTGCCAAAATTGCACTCCCTTGTTTTGGCAGTTAGTGAGTTCGCAACCCCGTATATGGATTTTTTAAATTCTTATGCTCTTGGCTTTAATCTCTCGCCAGAACCAAGCAGTTGGCATTTATTTTTAGGAGATATGCAAGACCAACCTCCTCATATTAAAGCAGCAATGTTCACATATATGTGTAATTATCTACACATAAATAAAATATCAATAGATAATTTTGAAGTTTTGGACAAGATAGCAAAACAGGAAGCACTTGGAGGACCAAAAATTCAAAATATGGTGAATGTGGGTAATAGTGTAGGTTTGGCTGACGATGATAAATCTTGGGCATATGCAATAAAAAATCTGCATAAAGAAGATGAACCTGTTTTAGTTATAGTTAATGAAAATTGTGGTTTTTATTTTGTTGGCGAAAAAACTATTAATCAAGTGAAAGCTACGCGTGTTTCACAACGAGGGGTGAAATTAGGGTTTAGTAAAGATAGCCTGATATATAATGATTGCATCCATCTCAGTAAACAATCAGGAAATGAATGCTACCTTCCAGGTGATGATAAAGATTGTGGAGATAACGAAAGCGATGAAGACGCTGCGGGGGCTGCGTATAATGGTCATTCTGGCGGAAAAAAGAAAAAGAAGGTAATAAAATAACACCAATTATCTAAGTTATCATCGTATATCAGTGTTTATACTCAAACTCATAATTGTTTATTCAAATTATGTATTATTTTTGAAAGTATGTATGAGAATTTAGGAGGAACTGCATTTCCTATCTGCCTATATATAGATGATTTACACCCTTCGAACTTAAAGGTATCTGGGAATGTCTGAATTCTCGCGTATTCTCTTATCGTCATCCTCCGTTCCCCACTCGGATGCACATTTATGCAAGGACCGCCTGTTCCTCCACCTCTTCCAGTAATCGTCGGCGCTATTTTATCCCAATCCAGTTTTCTATTCCCCATATAACCATTGATATATACCTTTTGCTTCGACCCGATGTGTTGCAGTTCTTCGTCATAGTCAATTGGTAAATCTCCTATAGCATCCTTTAATGTCTTTGTAATCTCTTTCGTTTCAGTGGGCCAGTCAAAGTGTATTCTTTCTGAAATATCATTTCGCACACCTATAAAGATAACCCTTTCTCTATTCTGTGGTATGTCATACCACTTCAGTTTAAATAATTTTGTATGAACATTATAACCACAATTCTCCAAGTCGGAAACAATCATCTTAAATACACTCCCCTTATGATTTTTCTTATCTTCATCGGTTTCATATTTACCTAAACTTAAAATACCTTTTACATTTTCAAAAATGAAATACTTGGGTTTCTTAAGCCTTAATAACCTTACCAATTCTAAATAAAGTTTATTTCTATTATCTGTCTCTAATCTATTCTGATTTGCAACAGAGAAACCTTGACAAGGAAAGCCACCTGTTAGTATATCGCAATCGGGGATATTCTCTATTTTTGCTATATCATTGCACTCGGGTTTGAAGTTGTAGTTTTTTTCATAAGTATTACAAGCGTCCATATCAAAATCATTAACATAAACAACATTATATATATCAGGTTGCATATGAAATGCATAATCTAATCCCCCGCAACCCGCAAACATCGAAGCGACTTTGAGCGTAGGTTCAGCCATTTTTATCCTAATAATTAATATATATTATTAACATTTATATATGATATAATCACTTTTTTATTAGTCCATACCTAACCTAAATAATACCTATATAATACTTAATAATACCATATAATAATACCATATAATAATATATAAATATAATAGCAATATGTTAAGAAAGAATTCATATTGCTTTCTCTGCTACTCGGCTGATAACATTATTTACACTAAAACATTATTTATTTGTAAGAAATGTAATACGCCAATAAAAAAATGTGATATTTGCGGGTTCTATTGTGATGATAAATGCTTAGATGTGTTCAATAAATGCTTGTCATTATCTGAAACCCAACCTTAATAAGACGATTGCTTCTTCACCTTGATAAGTTTGTTCTTCTTTTTAACAAAGACACCTGGATCATAATCCTCAATGTCTTCTCCTTCATCATTTGTCATACCCATTAAGTCGCGTTGGTCTTGCAATGATTGCATCTCCCATAGGTCGTGGGAACACATCTTATAATTGACATCTTGCGCTTTATACCAGAATACGATGTCAGAGATATTATTAGACTGAACTTTGTTGTCTATAACAAGACATTCGTAATTCTCGGTGCACTGGTTCATCACTTGGTTGAATACGTCGAACGTAGGGAACATACCAGCGTAATGATTGTATATTTTCTCTCGCTCCTTCACGATATTATTGCGAAATATAAAGACGTAGTCAATATTTGAGCGCAGGTCTGGTGGCAACCCCAGTCCGTGCTGCATAGTAATTAAAAGGAATATCTTGTAATGCCGTCCGTTCATAAAAATGCATCTAATATTTTTATCTGTCATAGCCGACTTGTTATACATACAATCATCCAATATTAAGAAGGCTCTCGGGTCTATCGAAGAATTCCCGTGCTTTGCCATATCTCTCTTGCGTTCATTTGTGATACTTATCTGCCTTGTCAAAAATTTGCTAATTAACTTCTCCTCTAACTCGTCGTATATCAACATCTTTGGAATGAACTTTTCGAAATATCCGTTGGCGCGTTCTGTTTGCGAAACCACAACACCGACGGGTATATCCTTGTTAAAACTCAGGATATCTTTCATACAATAACTTTTTCCTGTATTACGCTTGCCAATAAATACAACGACGGAATCATTCTTAATCTTTGTTGGGTCAAACCTTTTAAGTTCAAGCTTCATTTAATTTATAATAACAAAAATAATATATTACTTGTATCACACATCAAAAATAATATAAGATAATAATATTATATTTAAGAATATAATTAATACATAATATTACTAACCTGAATAAACCCGCGCATATGAAACATTATTGGATTAATATAGATAGTTCCGCTGATAGGCGTGCGTTTATGGAACAGCAATTTAAAAATAATAAATTAGATAACAAGCGAATATCCGCAATAACACCACGTGATTTCGATGAGGTTTTAGAAGATAAACGCCCCTTAACGTGCAAACATCCAGGCTGTGTTAGGTGCGAATATGAATTCGCTTGCATATCCAGTCATATCAAAGCAATTATTGAGGGGCTTAAAGATAAAGATAATGACTGGTTTGTTGTTATGGAAGACGACATTGTAATCCCTTTTGAAATCAATTATAACAGGCTTATCGGGGAACTGCCAAAAGATGCTGAGTTAGTCCAGATGTTGATTTTATACGGGCCCACAATTAAATCGCTATATAACCTCTCTATCACGCATAATATACATTTCATTAAATGGCAATACCTGCTGCCATCTACAGGTATGTATATTATATCAAGAAAGGGTGCAGAAAAATTAGTTGGCAAATATTTTAAAAATAATAAATATAATTTCACTACGTGCGAATACCAAGTAGTCGCAGATGTCGCATTGTATTCCTCGATAAACTCTTATGCTACTACATTTCCCTTCGCATATCCTAATATTGACTTAGTATCCGAGATACATCCCGAACATTATGAAGCACATAAGAACACTTATTATGATATTAAAGAGATTGTCGATTTAGCAATCGTAAATAATAATATCCCTTATATACATTCGTAATCTAACCTATTACATAGAATGCTCTTTAGCAGTATCTTTATTTACTATATTATATTTTTCATTAAAGAAATAGATGACTATTAATTGTTTGCGGTGGTCTCTTAGTTTATCTGTGCAATACAAAACATATGTTTCGTCTTTGCCATTAAGGTTTTTATTTTTAATCCATATTTTGAAGAGTTCATTATACAATATTACTGATTCGTTAATCATCGGATATTTGTTTATCTTGTCTGTGGCGAGCATCTGAGCCTCTTCAGCGAGCCCAATAATATGCAAGAAATGCTTTGTGATACAATCGCGGCATCTCTTATTTTTGTTAGTAAGATGCTCCTCTAACAGAATGGACTGCTTGATAATCTGCTGCATATTATATCGCGGGTCGCTTACTGGGTCTATCGAGTCGCAAGTAGATGTGCAAGAGCCACCTTCATTCTTTTGCTTCGTATAATTTATATTTAAAAGCATACCTGCATTTGTCCCAGTGTCAGATATAGGGCTACGGCTATGGTCATTCATATAATGAATATGCCATAATATTATTATAGTAGATAATACTATTGTGAATACAATAATAAATGTTTCTAACATATTCATTATAATAAATATTAATTCTACTATATTAGTAGAAATATATTATAGCAAAGGATATATAGATGATGCAAATTATAAATATTTATTATATAATAGAATAGAATTATATAGAACTAATATGGGGGTCGAAGAATTATTCTTAGAACATTTTAAAGGTGGTGGTAAGGCGGCTCCCGCTGCTCCCGCTGCTAAGCCTGTTGATAATAATGGCGCGTCCAATACTGCGTCGGGTGCAATAGCAGGTGCAGCAACAGGAGCAATCGTTTCTGGAGGAACTTCTGCGTTAATGAGTAATTCTGGCTCAAACAATGTAGAAAAATGCCCTCTTACTGATGATACCCTATATTGCCAAGTTAGCAGAACTGCAGGTATCACGGGTATGCTTGTATATATATTACTTATTATAATCTTTGTAATGGCATTCCTTTACTTTATCTATTATCTGTTTTTTAGAAGCGGAACTGGTCGTCCAACACGCGCAACTAAGGCTCTAATAAGCGGTCGTTAATAATAGAATACCTTTACCTTCATACCTTAATACTTATTTTTATACTTTCTAATTCTTTTATTCATATAAATAAAAGATAGGACTACATTATATACTATATCACCACAATGCTATACATATATGTTTTGCAACTACAAAATGATAAATATTATGTTGGTAAAACATCTCACCCGCATTCCAGAATAGAAGCCCATTTTACTAATAATGGGTCTGAATGGACAAAACTATATAAACCAATAAAACTTTTAGAACTAATTCCAAACTGCGATGATTACGACGAAGACAAATATACCTATAAGTATATGGATAGGTTTGGCATTGAGAATGTTAGGGGTGGCTCTTATTCTACCCCTGTATTAGATGATTGCACTATAAATCAACTTGTAAAAATAAGTAATAGCGTTAATAATAGGTGCTATACTTGCGGAAAGTATGGGCATTATGCTAATGATTGCGATAGCGGCGATAGCCGCGATACCAATTAAGGTAATAATAAATAAACAAATGTCGACAATGTATATAATGTAGTTCCCCATATGGTATCTGTGATAGCAATCGACACATCCAAATCCTTGTAAATTGCGAGAGACGTGAAATTATATATACCAAATATAGAAAAGCCTACTGCGCCTCCACAAACAAAGGATTGCAATAGTTTGTTTTCGATACTTGAGATATCTATTTTATTTACTTTGGCATTCTGGATTGTAAATGGAATAGCGACATATAATATTGAGAATAATATTATTACGTAAGCAATAATAGCGTGTTCAAAGCGTAAATTCATAGCGGCTTTTTGAACCTTTTTAACTGCAGAAGAATACGTAGCCAAATTTAGTGATATCCAAGATATGTCAAGTATCAATACGACTATACTGGTTATAAAAAACTTTAAATATATATTCATTATATTATTCTGTATAGTTTTATTCTATACTATACATACATATTATAATGTATATGCGTGTATATACTTGTATATGCGTATATATGATAATCTATTTCATATAAATTATTGTCGATACCTTTAATTGTGCTGCATTATTTGCATTCGGACATATATCATCCTTCGTCTTGTAATAATTTACTTTTTTCAAAGCATAATCTATATATAACTTTGAATTGATAGGCATAATCACTTCGAAATCCCCTTTTGCCAATGTTATCCCTTCGACGAATATTAAAGGAACCCCCTTTTCAACTAATATTTTTAACATTATATTCTTTTTTTTAGTATAATTGTAAGCAAACTCTGGTAATAATGATGTTGATGAAAAATGATTTGTTATATAATACCCCCTTTTCGCATTTTGCAATATATAATTCTCATTAACCCCTCTGTATAGCACTAATTCCTTATCAGTCTTTGGTGCTTTGTCAAACAAATCCTTTAATTCCTTTATATATAAATTAAAAACGAACTTGTAAATCTCATTATCAAATTCTAAATAATTATCCTTTATAAATTTTATAAATAGCGTATCATCATCGACGGGAACCTCTGCGCCTTTGTATTTATTGCTTTTGAAATAATCTAAGAATTGAAAAAAGTAGTAGCAAAGGTCGCTATCATCATCTACAATTCCTCCACCATTATCTAAGATAACTTGCGTATCAAATATACCATCGTTGTCTATATATGAATTCAAATATATGTCCCCGCGATACGTATAATATTTTAGATTATATACATCTCTGATATTCAGACTTTCTATAAAACTATTTTGTTTATCTATAAATTCCCTCAGAGATGGTTCGTCGATATACTCTTGTATCTTGTTAATGAATTTTTTATTATATTCATTATATTTAATATTGTATCTATATATTGTGCTCTTGTAATCTAATACGGATTGGTCGCCTTCCTTCCGTTTTTCTATGAAGGTATCTAATTCACTATTATTTACCAATATGTTATCCTTGTAGTTTATTTCTATCTGTTTATTGAGAATTTTTATTTTTTTCTTTAATTCTATTAATTTTTCATTATAATAGCATAGTAGTTGGTGTTCTTTGTTGATATATATGTCATTATCTTTTATTATTTGCTTTCGCGATTTTTCTAATTTTGCTAATAACCTTTCGTGCATTTTGGTATCTTTGAATTTTAGAATGTCCAAATCAGCCACACTCCCTTTCTTTGGAGATGATACTGCTGATGATGAAGGAACAGATAAGAACCCAGTGTTGAACTTATAATTTGATGGCAAAGACTTTCTCCTATTTAGTGGAACAACATTCATTCGATAAAGACACTCTGATACTCTTATAATATTATTATATAATTTATAAACACATAATAAAAATAATATCTAATATATATATATTATCATACACATATATACTATGCATTGTTTAGGGTGTGCTATATATCTACCTACATTTAATGATATAATACTATTTATAACAAACAGGTCAGATTAATCTTTTCTCGGGACTAATCTAATATGGCAACTATTACTTATATCGACCTCTTTGCCTTTGTTTTGTTTCCCATAATACTTTTGGAAATCTTCTGGTAAATCTTCGAATTTATACATAGATTTATATACAGAAATGGACGCATTTATTTCATTGTTAGTCTCTTCTATTAGTATGAGACGTTTCTCTTCCCTTTTAGTCCCCGAACTTTTACGCATTCCTTGTTCTTTTACCTTCGCGTTTATATAATCTTTAGGTATTACTTGTTTAAAATAATCACCTTCTACTTTAGTATTTCTAAACCCTCCTTTAGCAGCGGTTAATTCAGTATTGGTTAATAATTTATTATATAGTTCATTACTTTGCTCCTTCGTGGGAGTTTCAATTAAACGACATAGAATTATTGTTATTCCAATATAATCAAATGTGTGAACAATTCTAATTATAGAATGCGGCAAAAGAATGAACTGGTATAATTGGTCGTTCAAGTTTATATAGGTTTGCTTATCATCAACTTCTATTATATAAATAAAACCATTACCTTTCAAACCTACCTCAGAATAAAAAGATGCAGTATAGATATTTAGAGTTGTTGATAAAAATCCTAATAATTCAATATCATCTTTTTTACCATCCATATAATGTAATTTTTGATTTGTCCCGTGATATAAATAAATCTTCTTGTTTTTATACGTTTCTGCTTTATCCATATCTTTGTATATACCTATCGTTTCTTTTATTCTTTGCTTCATTCTTGTATCTACATCTGTGCTTTCCCCAGAAATTACTTTGTAAATTGTTTCATTCAATGACTTGCTAAAAGGTTGGGTGTAATAGTTTTTATATGCTTTATCAACTTGTTTGAATAGTTCAGTCTTATCTGCTCCATAAGGCTGCCATTTAGATGATGATGGGAAATTATAGATGGAACCATCTGGATCAGATGATGAAATAGGTATCCAAGTGAAAAGCGGGAATGACCCAGTATATCCATAGTTATAGTAAATCTTATCCTTATAAAAATCCTTTAGTCCAAGAGTTGTTACACTATATAATTTAATATATTTTTTAATATATGATGGAACTTGTGCATTCAAAGAATATAATATGTTCTTGCGTATCATATCATTATCGCCAAATCCGTATTCTTTCATCTTAACTATTACACTATTATAACGTGGGTTTGATGTGCTTCTTACATCCGTTATAACTGGTAGCGTTTCCAACTTTGTATTTATTGTATGTAAAATTTCATCAAAATGTCTAAGAACACTCGGAGTTAAACATTCTATTTTAATAATCTTAGGTAATATGCTATTTGTTATGTTATAGTTAAAAGGGTCTTTATTAAATAATAGGTTATAAGCGTATTCTAATGTAGCATCAAGTTCTAAAGCATTGAAATCTTGTTTGCGACTATTAATCATATTATATATTATAGTCATCTCCTTGTCTTTTTTTGATAATTCAAATACGTATTGGCGATTAAATAATGTATTCTCCTCATATCTTTCGATGGTTTTAGGTTTTAAATCAATATTAGTTTCATTTAGAGATTTCATTAAATCATCCTTTTGATATATTATATAAGTAAATAATTGACTATTTAATCCATTATCTATATAATATTTGTGAAAAACATCATCATACATATATATATGAAATGGCTTATCATATGTGGTATGGTATGCGACATCATATAAATGTATATATTTAGTATATATAATAACAAGAATTGCATTGACTATATCTGCTATATATTTATGACTTGGTAATATTCCGTCCTTACATATAACTATTAAAGTATCGCAGCATTTATTAAAATGTTCTATGCGAGTCCCAATATATTTATCAATATATATCTTCTTTTTTTCTAACTCATCTGCTTTCTTTTTTTCTACCTCTTTTTCTAATTTGTCATCTATTATTACTAAATCTTTTATATTAACTATTTCTCTTATTGCATCCTTAATTTCTTCATTACTAAAATCTGAATAATAACATTTAGCTAAATAAAATTGTAGTTTTGGGCTTTGAATACTTACTCTATTATTCGAAGGGTCAACTACGAATACATCATTTAAATCTTTTACACCTGGTTTAAGTAGTTCATTTTTAATATTTTCCACGAACATATTACATTTATCTATGTTTAACCCATCATTCTCAGTTTGTCTAATAAATATTTGTTTCATATTTGTAGTAATCATCTTGCTTTGTTCTGTAAATACTATTTTGCTATTACTAGGTAAATGTTGGGAGGCTCGAGGTGATTGATATGCGGGTCGAGGTGATTGATATGCGGGTCGAGGTGATTGATATGCGGGCGGAGGTGATAAACTAGGCGACCTTCGACGTGCTGCTGGTGGTGAATTAGAAGGCGACCTACTATTTATCCCCTGTAGAAGACCCCCTCGATGCCCCATTGTATTCATACTAACAATCGCATTATCTTTCTTTTTTTGCTTTGATACTGCAAGTTGCTTTATTGCAGATATATCAAATAAATATTCCTTCGCTATGAATTTTTCAATATGCTTTTTATATTTTAGTTTTTTAGAATTTATTGTCGCAATTTTATTACCCCACAAGTAATAACATTTAGATAAAAAACTAATCGTTATATAACTACCATTATTGATGGTATTACCTGTAATTGGATTAACCCAAGAACCTACTTTGCCTTCATATAAATGTGCGATAAGTGATTTGCAATGGTCTAATGCTATCTCATCATATTTACGATAAAGATGAGATATATTAGGGGGTGCTTTCATAGGTTGCTTTATATAAATATAAATATTAAAAAATAATTAGTATTCCTTACATATATCTTATTATTACCTTCATACAAATCTAAAATAACAATGATTACTTATATCAATATATTTGTCTTTGCCCTTGCTGCTCCCACTGCTACCTCTGTTGCTTCCTCTATAGTATTTTTTGAAAGATTTTGGCATATCAGCATATTTGCGTATATCTTTGGATTCCTGTATAGGAACATTTTTGAATGCTTCGTATATCTTAAGATGTTCAATGGGCTTACTATCAGGTATTATGTGTGTGTATAATTTCTTTATCTGTTTCTGGCTAAGAATTCCACCTTTTAACGCTCCACCACCTGTTCCACCTTCCTTTACCATCAAGTCAGTTAGAAGAGGTGCTTCGTATAATTTTGAATTATGCGTATTAACGTGGTCTTCTTTTAATATAACCCGAATAACCTCTATAAATTGCTTGATAGACTGGGAACCACCTGCATTATTTGTGCATTTTCTATAAAATTCCGCTCTTTTTAATAGCGTATTTGTTAAGCCCTCTATCATATCGTTCAATTGCGACATTTCTTTATCAACTACTATTAGAACGTCTTCCTTTCTAACTTTGACATCACCTGAAGTATCTATTTTGTGTTTCAATGTATCTTGAATGAATTTTAAATAATGCTCCTTTGTTGCCTTGATAATTTCTATTAATTTAACAATTCTATCATTGCACCACATAAAATGTTCTTCTAATTTTTCATCGCTCGCTTCATCGTATTTAGTAAATAGTTGCTTCCAATTTCTCAAATATTGTACGTATTCTCCAATACCCGCATCGCTATTAAATAATGGATTGTGTTCCCCGTTTAGATATAATCCAGCATCCCTAAATCCTTCTATCTTGTCTGCATATATAGCATCATCAGAAATATCAACATCTTGCGCATTCGGTAAAGTAAGCTTCTTATTCTCATTATTAAAACTATTAAATTTAAAGATACAATCTATAAAGAAATTATTAACATCGTATTTATACTGGTTTATACGATTTTGTTTATAGTCAGATAATAATATACCTGTTGCTATCGCATTATTAACTAACGGCGAATGAATAAATATATAATCTATACAAGGTATTTCAAGAGCTTTGTAGCAATCTTTAATGAAATGCTGATGTATGCTATATTTAATATCAGCAAAATTACCTAACATTAAAGGCATTCCTCTTTCAACATATAAATCATATTCCTGACCTAAACTGAAATATATAAAATCTTCTTTAAATTTACTTACCGACATCCTGTTATTATTTAATAGTCTATTATGTAAGTCTATGCGTTGTATTTTGTATATTTCTAAATATTTATTTCTATTTACTACTTGTTTCTTCCATAAATCACGTAATATATATGCGCGCGTCGGCATTGTATCATTCTTTATTTCTATATTATAACTTATATGCTTATCAAAGTTTATATTCTTTTTTTCTTCATCTAATAATTTATTATATAGTTCATTATTTTTATCCTTAGTGGGAGTTCTAATCAAACGACATAAAACTACCCTTATTGCACCAAAATTAAACTCGTGTATTACCCTAATTATAGAATTTGGTAAAAGAAGTATTTGGTATAAATTATCAAGCAAGTTTATATATGTTTGTGTTTCATCTACTTCTATTATATAAATAAACCCATTATTTGTATATCCCACACCTGAATAATAAGACGCAGTATACATATTAATACTGGTTGATAAAAATCCCAGTAATTCTATGTCTTGTTCCCTCCCATTTATATTATGTAATCTATTCCTTGTCCCGTGATATAAGTATATATTTTTATTATCATAATTCGGGTTTATTGTTTCATCTTTATACGCACCTATTGTTTTTATTATCCTCACGCGCATAGCATTTATTCTTGGAAGAATTTCAAGTGAATTAACTGAAGCATATTCATCTGTTATGACCTTGTAAATTGTCTCATTAAGCCATTTGCTAAAAGGTTCGGTGAAATCGTTTTTATAGGCATTTTCAATTCCTTTGATAGAAGATTGATATAATTCGAATGGCTGCCATCTATTAAATTTAGGAAAATTATAGATTGTATCTTGTAAGGTGTGATTTAAAGGTATCCAAGTGAAAAGCGGGAATGTTCCTGAAAATTTGGTATTATAATAAGTTTCTTTTGCTACTTTTATTCGATTTTTCAAAATATATGAAGAGGTTTGAGCATTTAGAGAAAACAATAAATTCTTACGTATCATATCGTCCTCCCCATACTCAGTCACATTATTACCAAAGGATATTCCTTTCATATCTTTTAATATGCCCTCGTAATATTTTTTATATTCGTCATCTATTACTTCATTCTTAAACCCTTTTATTATAGGTAGTGTTAGCAATTTTGCATTTATTAAATTTATAATATCAGCAAAATATCCAGTAATCGGGGATGAACTTGAAATGAAAATATGTTTAGGTAATACGCCATTTGTTATATCATAATTAAACTGGTCATTAGTATCCACGTGATAAGCAAATATTTTAGTTGCTGGAAATTTTTTGTGTTTAAATGATTGTGCATATACATCAATATTGTTTATTTTATTAAATCGCATCGTAGGATTATTAAAGTCGCCATTATCATCCTGAAAATTAACTAATTCAAATACGTATTGGCGATTATATAATGTATTTTCATAGTATCTATTAATAGTTTTAGGAACCATATCAATAAGTTTATTACCAAGATCTTGTTTTAAATGAACGTTCTGATATTTTATTATATTGCTATCATATGTTTTTCTAAATTCCTCATTGGCTTTCAATTGCTTGCTTGTATAATATTCGTCAAATTCATCATCATACATATATATATACAAAGGTATCTTTAGAATATTTACATCAAAATCATCATACAACATATTTAAATGTAAATACTTAGTATATATAATTTTCATTATTACTTCCACCAATGATGATATATATTTATGATTTGGTAATTTTCCGTCTTTACATTGATGACTTAATTCATCGCATAATTGATAAAACGTATTTATACGAACTGCAATAAATTTTTCTATTTCTGGTCTTCCCTTTACAAATTCTTCTTTTTCCTTCTCTCGTTTCAATCGTTCTTCTTCTTCTTCCCTTGCTTTCTTATCCGCAAAATTTTTAAAATTATCTAAATCGCCTATATTTACTAAGTTATCTATCTTTTTCTTAATATTTGGATTATCAAATCCATAATAACACTTTGCTAAATAACTTTTAATCAAAGGGCTATCAATTCCAATCTCTTTCGTTGTTATTGGAGTTGTTATTGGATTAGTTAGCCTTATATCCAAGATTTGTATGTCTGTCTTATCACGCATCTTCTCTTTCATCTCTTTTAGTAATTTATTACAATCGCTTTCTTTTAATTGATTTGCATTAAACATAGTTTTTGCTATAATCGTATCTGAACTTTTCATAGAAAAAGTTAATTTATTAATTATAGGAGATTTACTTCTTTTTGGAGAATTAGATCTTGGGCTTCTTCGCATTACTGGAGGAGGTGGTTGTATCTTCCCCGACGAAGAACTACTTGAAGAACTACTTGAAGAACTACTTGAAGAACGCGCGCTTCTTCTAGGTGCATTCCTTGCAACTCCCTGTGGCGAAGGCGAAAGTTGTATTTTCCTTATTCGCGGTGGAGAAATACTTTTTATTGAGGTTCTACTTGAAGAACGCGCTCTTCTTCCAGGTGCATTAGTCGCAGCCCCCTGTGGAGAATTTAATGAAGGGCTTCTTCGCATTACTGGAGGAGGTGGTTGTCTCTTCCCCGAAGAAGAACTACTTGAAGAACTCTTCCTTATTCGCGGAGGGGTGGTTGGTGTAGATGACATACCTAACGGCGATAGATTAGGATAATTTGTAAATAGAGGTATCTCAAATAAATATTTGACTGGTATGAATTTTGTAATATGTTCTTTATATGTTAAATCAATCTTCCAAATAGATATTTCGATTTCTAACCTATTATCTCCCCATTTATAATAACAAGTTGATAGGAAACTAATAAACCTATCACTTGTCGTCTTTATATGTCTTTTGGTAAGTGGATTAATCCAATCATCTATTATACCTTTATATAAATCTTTAATTAAGCCAATACAATGTTCCTCAGTAATCTCATTGTATCTTTTATATAGAAAAATTCTTTTTGGAAATATATCTCTTTCGTCAATAGGTATCTTTATTATAGTAGCCATTTACCTTTAATATATATTATTATTATATATTTATCAGTAAAAAAATTATAAAAAATAAATAAAGCACATCAATCAATAACATCTCAAACCTTTTTCACAGGTCTGCAATAACAATGGTCGCTAATGTCGAAACATCCGTCCTTATCAAGGATAGCCCCCTTGTAATATTCTTGAAATGACTTAGGCATATCAGCATATTTCCTCATATCTTTAGATTCCTGTATAGGAACATTCTTGAATGCCTCATATAACTTTTGATGGTCAATTTCTTTACTATTATTTGATTTTATACGCGTGTTTAGTTTAGCCATATCCCTTATACTTAGAATACCTCCTGTTAATGTATCACTTTTTTCTTTTTCGTCGAGAATTAACTCGTCAAGAACAGGGTTTTTGTATAAATTCGAATTATGCGTATTAATATGACCATCACTTAATACCGCTCTAATTATGTCTATAAATGATTTAATTTCAGCGGAAGAACTTGTGCAGACTTTAAAAAGGTCTGCCCTTTTTAATAGCGTTTCTGTTAGCGTGTAAATCATATTAAATAATTCTAATGCTTCTTTAGAAGTTTTTTCTATAAATCCTTTCTTATCGAGAGGTTTCCCTTGTATTTTTCCATTTAATGTATCTTTAATAAATTTCAAATAATGCTCACTTGTCGTCTTGATGATTTTTATCAATGCATCTATTCTACTATTGCACCATTTAAAATGTTTCATTAAATCTTCGTCGCTAGCACTTTCATACTTTGCAAATATATGCTTCCAGTTTCTCATATATTGGATATGTTCCCCTACGCTAGCGTCTTTATTAAACAATGGATTAATCACCCCATTGCAATACATACAAGCATCCCTAAAACCCTCTATCTTGTCTACGTATTTACCAGTGCGAACTGCGTCCAGTATATGCAGTTCTTTATTCTCGTTTTGAATACTATTAAACTTGAATATACAATCTATAAGGAAATTATTAATATTGTATTTATATTGATGTTTTTTGTTATTTTCGTAATCATCTGATAATATCCCCGTTGATATCGCATTATTAACAAAAGCCGAATGTATAAATATGTAGTCTAAGCAAGGTATCCCCATCGCTTTATAGCAATCTTTTATAAAATGCTGATGAATGCTGTATTTTATATCTTCGAAACTGCCTGCTATTAAAGGCAACCCTCTATCTACGTATAATTCATACTCTTGACCAAGACTGAAATATAAATATCTTCCTCCTAATGATTTCTTAGACATAGAGGTATTATTTATTTCCTTATTATTTAATTTATCACGTCGTATACTAAATACCTTTAGATTTCTATTGCCTTGTTCTCTCCCTTTATTCCAATTTTTACTTAGCATAAACGCACATACAGGCATAACATTATTGTTATTTTTTATTATATAACTAACATAATATTTAGAATGGTCAGGCGCTTGCGCATCTAATAATTTATTATATAAGTTATAATTCATCGCTATCGTTGGTGTTCTAATCAAACGACATATAACCACGCGTATTTCGCCATAATTAAACTCATAAATAACTCTAAGTCTTGAATTAGGCAAAAGTAAGAATTGAAGCAGTTGGTCTTTTAAGTTTATATACGTATGCGTATTATCAACCTCGATTATATAAATAAGCCCTATGGAATTTTCAGCAGCCCCTGCATAATACGATGCAGTATACATATTTAAAGTCGTGGATAAAAACCCCAATATTTCTATATCTTCGTGATATGTATTTGCTATATTGTGCAGTTTCGTCTTTGTTCCGTGATATAAGTATATATTTTTATTATCATAATTCGGGTTTATTTCCATATCTTTGTAAATTCCAATTGTATCCTGAATTCTAATTTTCATATCTTCTATTCTTTGCGGGTTAATGAGCGATTTTACAGAAGCATATTCATCTGTTATCACCTTGTAAATTGTCTCATTAAGCCATTTGCTCCAAGGCGGTATCCCGTTATTTTTATAAGTTCTATCAATCTTCAGAACTTCATCACTACTAAAATTTAACGGCTGCCATCGAACCGCATTGGCATAATTATAGATAGAAGGAGGTTTATTGGGATTTAAAGGATTTAAAGGTATCCAAGTGAAAAGCGGGAATGTTCCTGAGAATTTGCTATAATAAAAAAGATTATCATATGAATTGGGGCTATGATTAATCATATATTCTTTGGTTTGTGCGTTAAGAGAATATAATATATTTTTGCGTATCATATTTTTTTCACCATAGGCAGTTTCATTATTACCAAAGGAAACTTTCTCCATTGCAGCGATTACCATATCATAAAAATCCTTTTTAAGCGTAGTTTCATTTACGAACCCTTTTATATCTGGCAAGGTCTTAAGTCGATTATTGACCAACTCAATAATATCCTCGAAATATTTTGATATTTCACTATCATCATTTGTAAATACATATTTAGGCAATGTGCTATTGGTTATATTGTAATCAAACTGATGATATTGTTTAGCGACGTAATCAAATGCGGCTTTTGCCAATTCCAGTGATTTGGGATAAGCAACCTTTTCGAGAATTTTAAAATTAACCTTGTTAAAATATAAGGTATTTTTAAGAGCCATCTGATGCAAAATAGGAGCACTTGGATATTCAAATACATATTGACGATTAAAGAGGTTGTTTGTATGATAAGCATCCAAATTTTTAGGATTGAGGTCTGTAATGACATTTGATACTTCTAAATCATTTTTCTGATATATTATTCGATTTATATTATGATATCTTTTAAAAATATCATATGCTGTCCCTATATTAAGAAATTCCTGTCTGAATGCTTCATCGTGCATATATATTTGCAAAGGTTTCTTATCTTTTATAGCAAAATTTGTATACAAATTCCCCAGATGCATATATCTGATGTGTATGATAGCCATAATAGAATTGACAAGATTGGAAATTAAAATATGCTCTTTGAGCATCCCAATTGCATTGCAATTTGCTTCTATCTCATCACAGCATTTGTGGAAGGCTTTAATAGCATCATCTATAGCCTCATTTATTTTCAATGTTACATAATTTATAACAGGGGTCAGTGCCGCAACCTTATCATCCTCGATTAAATCACTGACGTTCGCTATTTCCTCAATAACGTCTTTAATCTCCTTGTTTTTATTAAATGAGTAATAACATTTGGACAAAAAACTTCGAAGTATAGGGCTTTCTATACCTATAAGGTTTCCTGTTACAGGGTTCGTAAATTTTAATCCCTTTAATTCTGCGGATGTCTTGGCTTTTTGTAAAGTTTCCTTTATTTGCTTCACAAATCTAAGACATAATCCTTCATTGAGCCTTTCAGAGTTTTTATCGTGCTTTGCCTTAGTAGATTTCGAATTAAATCGGATTGGTTTCTTTGAATTCGCCACCGCCACTGCTGCTGCGATGCCTTGTTGAGGACTTCTTGGCTTATTGGTTGCTGCACCCATAGGAGATTTAGGTGGAGAATTAGTTTTTGGCTTATTGGTTGCTGCTCCCATAGGCGATTTAGGAGGAGAATTAGTTTTCGGCTTATTGACTACTGCAGCCTGTTGCTGCACACGAAGCGCGTGTTGCTGCATACGAAGAGAATTAGGACTTACAGGAAGATGACTAACATCAAAAAGTAAGCTTTTATCTATAAATTTTTCAACGTGCTCCTTGTATGTTAGTTTCTCATTGTTTAGTATAACAACTATATCACCAAATACATAATGACATTTTGATAAAATACTAACCACAATATCACTATTTCTATGTATAAATTTTTTAGTCATTGGATTAAACCATTCATCCTTGTCTTTATACAAAAATTCTAGTAAATTAAAACAATGATACTCTTTAATTTCATTATATTTAGGATATAATTTACTTTTGGGGAACTTCTTAGTATGCGGTAATCTTATTATATTCGCCATTCTACAATATATGTAATATAATATATTATATTACATAATATATTATATATAAAAAATAACTAAAACAAATAACCCCTATGCGCTATCATCAGTAGCCGTAGGGATAACCTTGCTTTCATTCCAATTATTTGCTGCCTGTTTCATAAGCTCCTTTCTGTCCTTATCTGGGAACTCAGCAATTAAACGTGCAATCTCGTCCTTGATGAAAAGGTTGTATTTGCTAGGCAGTTTCTTAATAACTACTCCATCACTATCGAGTTTTACTGCGCGTTTTTTAGGTTGCCCTAACTTCAAAGCATCTTTGAAAGCATTTACTACATTCTTCTTCGTTTCATCTAACGTATATTCGGTATCGTCTTCGAATGCTAATAGAAGACACTCCTTAACCTTTTTCCCAGATACTTTTTTCGAAGAACTCATTATTATTATACTTGTTTATAAGTCAATAAGTTTTATATAATTTTATTATATTTAGTAATATAATAAGGGATTTATTAATATATAGTAATGGCTGATGCTGTTGATGTTGTTCCTGTTGCTCCTAGTATTAGAACAACTATTGCAAACGTGCAAGAATATAGAGAATATAAAGATAAAATGAACATCTTTACAAGCAAACTTGACGAAATTTTATATATATGTGATATGATTGATATAGACAAAATAGACCAATTCTTAATAAATTTTCTAGAAACTTATGACTTTTATAAAAAAAAAGAAGAAGAAGGTGGTTATAGCGACCTAACTATAAGTATTGATGGTATTATTATAAATGCGGAGTATGAAAAGATGACCACCTATATATCTGAAAATTCTGAGAAAATTGAAGCAATGTACGCAAAGTTTGGTATAGAATATACTGACAATATAATGAAATATTTACCTTCTACCGAAAAAACTATCGAAACAGATTTAAAAAACCAAAAGGGAAATATAATTGAAAAAATAGAAAAAATAATTAGGTTGCTTGAAATACGAACTAATACCAATAGTATTGCCCCGCTTCCATTTGAAAAACTAAAGTTTTATAATGTAGCATTTATAAATAAAAATGATATTATATGCGCCATTGATGGTTATTATGTTTTCAAAGCAATATATAAAAAATTACATGTCCTTAACAATGAAGACAAAGAATTAAATAATAAATTTGAAGAAGTATTTAAATATGAGTTTTATATAATATATACAGAATTACATAACAAATTTAAAGAACCACTGATAAATGATAAGTCAAAAATTCAAAAAGTAATAGATGATATCAATGAAATAAAAGAAGCCTTTAAAAATCATAACCCTGCCTAATCTGTTCAACCACCACCACCCACCTAATATACTACCTTTTAGCATTGCGAAGGTCTGCTAATTCTTGTTTGACTTCATCTAATTCTTTTTTAAGAGCCTTTATACATTCCACAAATAATGGCGCAAGTTTTTCATAGCATATTGTTAGGTAATTATCGCCACTCTTAGATATAATATTGTTATAGTCGTCGAGCATCATATCGAACGGCGCTATTCTAACTATTTCTGGAAGAACACTTTGCACTTCTTGAGCACTCAAACCAATGTCTGGGACACTTGGGAACCCGTGTTGTAAAGCAACGTCATTTGGGATATAATGAAAGCCGTTTAGTTTGTTGATTAAATCTATCGGGTTTCTAATATTAGATGTGCGCTCTTTTAAGCGATTGTCTGAAAATGAACTAACAATACCACGCGACGCAATAATACCGCCGTCTATAGTCAAAGTATCTATATTGCTACTCGTCCCAATAGACACATTATTAAATATAAATATATTGCTCGTAGTTTCCGTCCAAGGGGTCGAGATGTTTCCAATAGCAATACTAAGGTTTTCATTTGTCTTTGCTACGTAATTACTGCTATTTCTGTCGTTCCTTTGTATGGTGCTATTAATAACCGCTACATTATCATCAACCTTTTTAGACAATATATTACTTGTAGCCAATACATAGTTAGACGTATCCGTAATCACGTCCCTATTGTTTCTTATGAAATTTCCGCTAATACGAAGGTCTCCGTTATTACTAATCGTAAATACATTGTTATCCCTGTTAGATGCGCGCATTATATCATTAATCAAATCCTTCTGTGATACAACAAAAGCCTGTGTAGTATTATTCGCATTGTTTATTTCAAGCCTCTCCGTCGTATATACTTCGGTTGCCAGCGTCGTGCTTGCGCCGTGAACTATCAAGTTCGAACTGATAGTCAAATCACCATTCACAAGCATATTATTATTATAGGTATTGCTAACTATGAATTTATTCTTAGCATTAATATCTTCATAAATCATATCCGTAGTTAAATCAGTTATCCTCTTTGAAATGATGTTGCACGTATTCCGCACGTAATTGCTACTATTCAAATCATTAACATTTGCTTTCGACACCAAGATATTGCTCGTAGCCATCACATAATTGCTAGCATTCAAATCATTAAACCCTACTTTCGATACTAAGATATTGCTCGTAGCCTTCACATAATTGCTTGCATTCAAATCATTAAACCCTACTTTCGACACTAAGATATTGCTCGTAGCCAGCGCATAATTGCTTGCATTCAAATCATTAAACCCTACTTTCGACACCAAGATATTGCTCGTAGCCAGCACATAATTGCTTGCATTCAAATCATTAACATTCGCTTTCGACACCAAGATATTGCTTGTAGCCAGCACATAATTGCTTGCATTCAAATCATTGACACCTACTTTTGCCACCAAGATATTGCTCGTAGCCATCACATAATTGCTAGCATTCAAATCATTCAAATCTGCTTTTGCTATTAGGATATTACACGTTGCATATATCAAATCATTATTTTTCGTTTCGAGACTTGATATTTTCCTGTCAAGGTCTTCGATAATATTTGACCCGTGCACATCAAATATTTTGCCACTTATATATAAATCATTACTTGTGCTAATTGAGCCAAAAAATTTAACATTACCCATTTTGTCTATAAGTAATTGCGGGTGTTCAAATTGATTATCCCTGTAATTAAATTTCAAATTGCCATCATAACTATATATCTCGTTCGTTAAACCAATCCTATCTACAAAATCGTCCTTTACGGAGTTTGATAATATTATATGAGGCTTCACCTCCTGTCTATTATAGTTCGTTAACTGCACATTAATATTGCTATTCCTAACATATCTTCGGTAATACTCGTCAATAAAAATGGTATTGTTCAAACCAGACCCATAAATTGTAAACTCGTCATTAATTTGAATATTTGAATTTGCATAGAATAACTCCGTGTTATAAGCACCATCTACTAATTCATTTGACGACCTTATAAAAACCACGTTCGATATATTGTTATAGCTTGCATTATTATTGGCATATACTATATTTGATGTATAATTAATAATATAATTGCTATTGGATAATGTATTCGGGACAATGTTTGAACTATTGATACTTAGATTATTTGTTCGAAACAAAGCGAACTTACCTTCATACGCCTGTGTGTAATTATAGCGCACTATATTTGAAGTGATTGCGTGCAGATATACGTTGGACATCGTTCCAATATCATCCAACCTTATCACATTGGTATTCTCAAACAATTTAAAGCGATTGTAACTAACGCTATTTATATTCGGTAAATACGTATATATCTCGTTGGTAAATGTAATAATGTTGCTATTTACTATTCTCGCATAATTGGACGTAATCTGAGTATTCGATGTAGTGATATTTGCGAAATACGATGGAACCTTATAGATATTGTTAAAAATACACGACAACTCATAATGACTGCTGACTACATTATTATTCAAAGTCAAATTAAAAACATTCGAAGTCTCCTTGTTGATTATTTGCGTTTCATCCAACCCTACTATAGTATTATAAGGCAGCGATAAATTCGGATATATATTTAATAAGTAGCCGTCGCCTCCATTCGCGACATTGTTATCAAAGGCTACCTTGTATTTCGGATTAACTGCCACATTATTGTTATAAGTGATGCTATTGTAATTATTATTAAAAATATTTGAATTACTTTCATCAAATCGAAAGGTTAAATTAATATTGGAATGGATAGATAAATACGATACATCATTCTTCGTATTGAGTATTTTAGAAACAATCGTATTATTGTCGCCTTCGAGTGCGTTCCCATAAATATCGCTCAGAGGTATATTTGAGTTCGCAATATTATACGTGAATACCGCATCATATACCTTGCTATCATTGTTCCAATTATTCGCTATTCTCGGGGCGCTCAATACTAAATTGCTTGTATTAATGGCTACCTTCGTATAAATATAATCCTTCGTATATCTCGAAGTTAATCTCATAGTCTGCTCGTCATACTCGCTATTCACTGCCATTGTTTGATTAGGCGAGGGGTCGTTAAACCCGTATCGCACACCATCCCGCAGAACATTATTAGTTGTATAAGGGGCTATTGTAAATATATTAACAAGGTCGCCATTATCAGGCTCTGGTTTTGACAATGCAATGTCGGCGACATCGATTGTAAATTTAAAATTATTATTATTGCCACCTGACGATAATATATTGTATTTATTGTTATCTCCTGCTACATTCACCAAATTTATTTTTACTGGATTTTCGAGGTTGGTGATTTGAATACCGCATATGTTATCATCGTCGATATGCAAACTAATATTGCTATTGTATTTGTTTTTGCCTTGCCCAAGCCGCATATATGTTTTTGTATAATTATTGTTGAACTCTACGAATGGGTGATAAAACGTATTATTACTATCGTTTTTATAATAACTCAAGGTAAGACAAGTATTGCTTGTGTTTTTGTTGGCTACACGGAACTCCACCATATTTTTGATATTATTGCTGTCTGCGTCATACCCCGTAGTAAAATTATTATACCTGTAAATACCCAACTCTAACGCCGACGAACACGAAAGATTACTTGAATATGTAATGAATTTTGCAGCGGACAACGCATCATTATTCTGCTTAATAACAAAGGGGATGCATTCATTTATTATCGAATCCACAATAATAGACTTTATAGGCTTGAAAATAATATTCTGCCCTGAATGCTCGATATCGTCGTGTTCTATTATGTTCTTGTAAATAACATTGGATGCAGATACAACACTTATATATTTAGTGAATTCGGCAACATCTTCCAATTTCTTAAGGCGAAAGTTAAAGTTATTACTATTATTGTCTATAATATTTATATTGCCGTATACGTCGAGGTCGCCATAGATAGATACCGCTATATTCGACTTTTCATCCGCGAAATCATAAGATACATTCGGATTGTTAAAATCAATATGATAATTTGAATTCAGACTATTGTAATACATAGACATCCCATAAGTAGTAGGCTCAATCGTCTTATCCGTATATCCAACCTGTAGAGGACCAATTCTTCGAATATCTCGCGAATCCACGTCATTGAACTTGTGATTTTTATATATGAACCATCTCTCCAAATCGCGGTCATCATTCAAATCCCTGTCATATTCGCATATATCGATGCCGCTGAAATCGGCGTTATTATTGATACCTCCGCCACGCACTCCTCTGTATATTCTTATCACTGAATAGTTATACTCGGCAATAGCCGTATTACGTATCTGGAGGGGCAAATGAACATCTTCGCCACCCCACCCGATTGCTATATTCTTATTCGTAAAAAAACTATTCGGGTTATTTGTTACCTGCAGTGTTTCAATAAGTTTATCATTTTGATAATATTGGTCGGAATTGATGCCGTATTTTACATTGAACCCTTGCATTTTCGCAGAATATGAATTGATATTATCATAATTAATACAATATTTGAAAGTATTCTCATTGTATATGTTGAAATAATTCTTAGTATTATAAACAAAGCCAGACATCTTTGCAATCGCTTCGTCCTTCGATACATAATACTCAGTCGCCGACATTTTGCCATTTATATCCAGATGCAAATCTTGACGAGGTATCTTATTATTTATCCCCACACCTTCATTGGTAATAGAAAGCATAGGTGGGGTATTTATTAGATTTGGAAAATATGCATTATTTTGCAATTTAGATATATCATATGATGGATAAAAATATATATTGTGCTTTTTGCCATCAATATTATTTGTGTTAATTATCAAACTATTATCATAGAAGTCCAAATGCGACAGCCTCCCAATATTCGCTACGTATTTGTTAGTATTCACCCTTTCTTGCAAAACAATTTCAAAGTTATTATTTGAACTGCTGTTTTTGTATATATTTAAAACCCCCGCAATCCCGTCGCTAGTGTTGGGTCCCAAACTCATTTTATTGGGGAAACTGATATTCTGATTAGCATCCAAATTAGCAATATTACTATGAACATATGTGAAGAAATAGTTAGACCCATCTTCGGTGCTACTTATTGTCGTATATCCCAATGCAGTATCCTTGATATTTATTGGACTAACGCGAAGCCCTCCAATAAGTAATTCATTGGCGACATTCAAGGAATTCATAGATAATTCATTCGTATTCTGGAAACTTATATTACCATTGAAGGTCGCGCTATTATTTATGAGTATATTGTTGGCATTTATATTCGTGGCATTTAACATATCAGTCGCGGTAATATACTTGGTGGTTAATCGATTGTTCAAAGATATATTATTGAATATATAATTACTGCCATAAAATATCCCTTCTGTTATCTGGGATGGTCTAATAATTCCCACACCATCCGCGCGAATATATACGTCATCGATGTGCTTGTAGGTATTGGCGTAGTTGTCATATATAATTATATCATCAAATTTAGAAGCACCTTTAACGTCAAAAGCAGTCTGCTTTGTAAGCAGTATATTTGTGCTTACGCCATTTTCGAGAACATTCTTATAATACATAACATTGGCGGCTTTGTTCCTTCCAATGCAAACGTTGCCATTCTCGTCAATCGTCATCGCGGGTTGCTGTGCATCATTTAAATATGTAGGAATGGCATTTCTGTTATATAGCGAGTTCATTTCTGCAGACGATTTATTAACGTGAAATTCCAAAGGCATTCCTCGTGTCGTCGAAATAACCGCAGGTGATTTATTACTTCCCCCGATAATGCCTATGCTGAATTTTGATAACTCCTTCGTAGTATCATTATAGGTATCATTCCTCATCGCAAAATGAATATTATTAAAATCATTATTTGGTGTCGAATTAATATTTAAAGGATGCTGGTTATAGTTCGTATCTACTAAGCCGCCTAGCGTTAGATAATTGGGCGTATATATATTCTGAACTTGGTATTGTAAATCATAAATATTATTAAAATATGTAGCAATCCCCGTTCTAAATGGCTGCGATTGCGAGAGAATATTAATATTTGTTATTAAATCGACTATGGTATTGCTGCCAATCACTCCGCTAATACTAATATTACTAAATTGAATGCCGTGTGCGTTAATCATTCCGTCGCATTGTATATTCCTGTTAATATAAAGTGATGCATTGGGGTCGCGATAATTAGATGAAACATTGCGAGAAGTATTTATAGCAACGCCTTCGTGATTTACATACATATTCCATTTTGTATCATATTGATTACTATAATTCGGAGTGCCGTGCCTGTCCCCGACCACTAAATATTCTTTATCAGACAATGATAATTGCTCAATATCACTGAACGAAGTTATTCCAATACCAAGCGAATCAACTTTAAGAACTGGTTCTGTATCTTGAATAATAAAATCATCCATTATACTATATATAATTCTATTTTATTCTATTTAAAAGAAATAAACAATTAATATTTATATAATAAAATGATATAATAAAAAAATGATATTATAATATACATATATTATTTATATAATAAATCACATATAATGAAGCGTATACAAGGAATACATAACAAAACAAAGGATATCGAAATTACTAATCAGCCGTATAATAACAAGAATGTCCTGCTTCAAAGCGATAATTTAAATGAAATTTTTAATAACAATGGATTAAATAATATTCAATTCAAAAACATCGATTTATATCGCGTCGCCTTTGTCCACAAATCATATTGCACTATGAAGAACACAGACTTTGACAAAAGTAATATTAATTGCCCCAGCGATTGCTTACCACTTCAAGATATGTCTTACGAACGCCTTGAATTTCTTGGCGATGCCTTAATAGGTATGATAGTCGCCAACTATTTATATAGCAGGTTCCCTGACCAAAATGAGGGCTTCTTGTCGAAAATTAGAACTAAAATAGTTAATGGACGGATGCTTGGTTATCTATCGGACAAAATAGGTTTCCCTAAGTTCGCTATAATATCCAAGCAGGTAGAAGAATCGGGTGGCAGAAATAATTTTAAAATTATGGAAGATATATTTGAAGCATTCATTGGTGCGCTATTTCTCGACTTTCAAACTGAGAGCGACAAGGTAATGCTCCCGAACAGCATTAATATATCCCCTTTCACAGGGGCAGGATATTTCATTGTCGAAAGTTTTATTATTTATATCATTGAGAATTATATTGACTTCTGTGAGTTAATAAGAATAAAGAATAATTACAAGGATATGCTTGTATCTTATATGACACACAACCTTCAAGATATACCCAAGTTTTACGAAGTAAAGATATTGATTAAAGATAATGTCCGCATATTCACTTACTGCATAAAGGATAGAAATAATGCCATCATCGCTACATCTACAGGGAATAATAAGAAGGAAGCCGAGAATAATGCTGCGAAAGAGGCGTTAATCTATTATAATATCGATATTTGCGAGTATAATTCGAATATATAAAGATATTATATAAACAAAATATAATCCCTTTGTATTCAATAAAGTGTTTATTATGGATAAATTGAATATTACGCATCTTGTTTTATCTGGCGGAGGTATGCGAGGCGTTCTATTTGTAGGTGCTCTGAGGTATTTATACTTAGAGAATATGCATAAGAATATTACGCATATCGCTGCAAATTCTATAGGGTCATTCGTAGCCCTATTCATCGCTTTCAAGTTAACAATAGAAGAAGCAGAGAGGGTTATTTATACGTCTTCGAGCGATACTAATCTATGCAACATACCCACAAAGAATTATTATAAGATTGTTTCTAATTTAGGCTTATGCTCTATATCGCATTTTATGGAACATTTAAGAAAAGTATTGCGCGTCAAATATCCCGATATAGAAGATATGACTTTTAAAGAGGCTTCTAAGAGGTTTGGGGTTAATTTATATTTTTCCACTACAAATATTAATAGATGCGAAAATCGTATTTTTTCTATTGAGGATACTCCTGACGTATCAATATTTACTGCTTGTGAAGCATCAATGGCTATACCTTTGATATTTAACCCCGTTGCAATTGATGGCGAATATTATTATGATGGTGCGTTTTCAAATAACTTTCCTATTAAAATATTTTCACACGTTTCGAAAGAGAATGTTATTGGGATGGTAATATATAAAGAAAGAGAAAGCTACGTTCCTACGAAAGACAAGATGAATATTTTTTTCATAATAAGACAAATATGCAAGATGTTTGATATATTGCGAATTAGTCAGGTGACACTTAACGAAATAAATTCGGGGGATAAAGAATATTATTTTATGCCTGAAAATATAATATTACAACACTCTATGAATGTTATTGTGAATAGAAAAGGGGTGCGTATTGAATTGACGGATGAGCAAGTTAATGAAATGATATTATATGGCTTTACTTGTATGGCTGAGTATATTGATAAAAGGAAAGAATTATTATATGAAAAAAATAAAATAAGGCTGCAAGATAATACTGAGTTATGCAATTAAAACCCGAGTAGTCTGTAGAACTTTTGGCGTATTGGTTCGAGGAACCCCTTTAGTTGTAGGTGGCAACTTATTGGTCGGGCTTCTTTTATTACTTGGACGTTGAGGACTTCGAGGACTTCGTTGACTATTAGATGCTACTTTAGAGGTTGAATTTGAACGAGATGGTGATTTTTCTTTGATACCCTCCATTTTTTGTTGATTATTAGGTGCTACTTTGGGACTTGTCCTTGTAATTAATTTTGGTGCTGGTAGAACATATTTTGTATATCCATTATCTCTACAAAATTTGTCTGTCATTCCTTTATGATGTTCTTGTAGTTGTTGTAAATGCAGTAGTTGTTGATGTTGCAGATGCATTAGTTGCTGTTGCTGCAATGGTTGCCTTCGTGTATATACTGGGTTATAATGTTGTAGATTATCTATGCCGCGATAGCCGCGATTATTAGCGACAATATTACGAGGATGTATTATAGCAGGTTGATGCGGAACTTCTAAATGTATTTGTTGTCGATTTCTTGTATTATTTGTGGGGTATTGATAATGTGGTAGGGGACGTGCTCTATTTGTGCTAATAGTCCTCTTTTTTTCAGCATAATTAAGGGCTCCACTAAGGTTGCTATACATTCTATTATATATGATATATATTACTAAGTATTATAATACAAAATAAATTATAAAAAATATATAATTATATATAATTATTATAGTATTATAAGTATTATAAAATGAGTAATAATGAACCATATATATTTCTCTTGGATTTAGATGGGACTATAATAGGCGATTGCAGCTATCAATGTGATATTTATAATATACAAGAAATCATTAGAAAAAACATTGTATTAAAAAATGGGAATATTCAATTAGGTAATCTTGTTAAATATAAAACATTATGCGATAAGATGCTTGACAATTGCTATAATTTGCAATCTAAACTGCTGCGACCCCACTTTACTACATTTATGACTGAGATGAAGAAGGTATTCCCAAATAGTTTCTTCTTTATTTATACGGCTTCTGATAAAACGTGGGCGTATAAAGAGATATTAATTATAGAAAAGCAAAATAACATAAAGTTCAACAGACCTATATTTACGAGAGATAACTGCTTTAAAGATAGTTATGGTAATATCAGAAAATCTGTAGTGAAGATATTACCTCAATTGTTGAAATCTATTAAAATGCCTAAAACGCATTCAATCGTTAATAATATAATGATTATAGATAATAACCCCACGTTCGTAGACTATACTGATAATCTACTTCTATGCCCAACATATGATTATTTGAAGTTTCATAATTTATGGGAGAGCATCCCACAAGAATATTCAAGCATATCTGAACTAAAGCATTTTGTATCTCGGCTAATCTCAAATAAAAAGATGTATATCAAAAATAATCCAGCGAATACTATAATATTGGAAAAATTACATAAATGGTTATATAGAAAATATAAAAAAATAAATAAATATAATAAAAAGTTTGAGAATGATACTTTCTGGCTAAACTTGGCTACCTTGATTAGGCATCATAATATCACCTCGTTTAATAAGAGGACTATAACTATGTTGCATAAAAGTCTATAAGTATGACTATGTATAAGAAAGATATGTATAGGATATGTATAGGATATATTATATAAATATTATGTTTTATATAAATATTATATAAATGATATATATAAGTTTTGATATAGGTATCAAGAATTTAGCATTGTGTATTTTAAAAAAAACGGAGACAAATATACATATATTGGATTGGCGAATAATATCATTAGCAGATAAAAAGAAGGACATTAAAGGGATTGATGATATATCTGAGAGAATATATATGGAACTTGATAATATTATTGGTGATTTAAAAGAAAAGGGGTATGAAGAAATCGATTATGTATTGATTGAGAACCAGCCATCAAACCTAAATGGTATTATGAAAACGATACAATATATTATATATTGCTATTTCAGTCTCTTAAAATATTGGGATAAAATTGTAGATAATGTCGTTCTCGTTAATGCTTCCCTAAAAACGAAAACACACGACTATAAACCTGACATACAAATTAAGATGGATGCTGCTACGCAAAAAACCAAGAACTCTAAAGGATTTCGTCAAGACAAATATAAAATGAACAAGCAAACCAGCATAGAGATATGTAAAAACTATATAAAGGATGATGCTGTTCTATGTGAAATCTTTGATAATAATAAGAAGAAGGACGATTTATGCGATGCGTGTTTGCAAGCGGTCGCTTATATAAGACTGCACGACACCTCTAAAGATGCCACAAAATACAATACTTTAACCTTCTTATCTAATAATACATAATATATATAATAACTATTTCAAGTTTAATAAATTTTTTTATAACATATATATAGAAAGATATAGATATGGCTGGTAGTTGTGGAATGAGTGTTCAAGAGGGCGGTGCTAAAAAGCGCAAACTAACCCCCTATAATAAGTTTGTAAAGAAGATGTATAAGGAACTTTGCAAAAAGCACCCAAATGATAAAGCGCCAGAGATTATGAAAAAGATTGGCGCTGAATGGAGAAAGAAGAATAATAAGTAAATATGAGAAGTTTTATTGGCTATCTTGTAGCCGCGCGAGCCACGCGCATTTTTGAAGGAGATAAGGGTTTCTTCGGTATAGACGTTGCTGCCTTGTGCGGTTTTTTTTCAGCAGTTAAATATAATATTGTTCTATTTAATTTATTCGTATATACATCATCTATTAAATCATATTCAGAATTTGTATTAGTGCATTTATCCTCATTAAATTCAAAATATAGTTTTAATCTACGTTTTAACTCTTTTATTATTTGCGGGTCTAATGCAATATCTTTATCAGGTATTATTTTAAATATTTTCTTAGTTTTCTTCATCATTGAGATGCCTCCACCCTTAGCAGACTTCGCCGACTTAGCAACCTTAGCAGACGTAGAAACCTTAGCATACTTAGAAGGTTTCGCTCCTGCTTCTTCAAAGTCTTTGTTATCTGCATCCCATACTTCAGAATGTAGTTCATATTGTTCTGGTAAAGTTCCATTTATTGCCAACCATTTTGCGAGTTTTTTAGTTCCTTTTAATCGTTTTTCAAATTCTTCTTCTACATCAGTTCCACTTTTCCACCAAGCAAACCCTCCTAATAACCCGTTTTCATCTTCTATTCTTTTAATCCACCATTCAGGAGGTTTGTTGCGCCATTCGGTGCCTCTTGGATCCTTGAAATTCTTTGCGAAAGATATCCATTTTGCATCTTCTGGTAATAAAAAGTTAGGAATACGACCCCAATCATCTTTGCTTATGTAATAATAATGCATACGTTCATTAAATTTGTATTCTCCTTTATAAGGTAGAGGGTCTCTTAATACTCTTTTAATATTCGCGCTATAATCATAAGGTTTTTCGTATCCTAATGGATAATTAGAACCATATGTTCTAATATATGTAATTACTCTATTGAGATAATTTCTAACAAATAATCTAAGTCCATTATCGTATTTTATCCTAAAATTTTTACCATTACTTGTTAATACCCCTAAATACTCTTGCTTTCTTAACCATATACCAATATACCATTTATGTGTTGCCTCGTTATGACGATGTTTGAAATCAATGGTATGCGTATGTCCTGTGCTGTCGCCAGTCATATAATATAAAAATACTTCTTGGAATACTGATAATTCTAATATAACCACAATTTTCCTAAAAAAGGCAATTAAATCATTAGCAGACTTACTATTATATATCCCTGCCATTCGTAGAAGTGCTTTTCCAACATATGATAATAGTAGGTTAATTTTATGGCAGCCACTTATTTTATTTGTCCCATCTCTAAATTGCGTTAATAACGAATAGTATAACCCAATATTTAAATTTGTATCACCATAATTGTCGAATGCATTATCAAATCCACCTCTATCTATACCAACCTTGTATAAATCACTAATACTAACATTGTGAAGTGCAGGTATTTTTGATAAACATTCGCCTATATTATTTTCTATAAAATCAAAATATTCGCAAAAAAATACTACCCATTGTTCGTCAGTTATAGGAAATTTTGCCTCATCATGTTTTATCTTTTGTTCTTCTCTTTTTGCTGCTGCAGATAGTTTTAAATCTTCTTCTTCTCCTCCTAAGTCAAACGCCCCATTATCAAGTAATCGCTTACTTCTTCTAACTCCTGACATATCTCCTTGCTATTTATCTATTATATTAGTAGATAATATTAAATATGGATGGTGTAAAATATAAAAAACCATCAAATACCGATTATACTATATATACAATGTCTAAATGCAAATATTGTGTTATGGCAAAGGAACATATTAAAGAGAAGTCTGTCGAAAAATGTGTTAATGTAAATTGTGATAAATTCCTAAAAACGTGTAGAGAGCGCGATAATTTCTTTCATTTTATGAAGCAACATACAATAATACCATATTTCTATTTCCCTATGATATTTAAGAATGGTAAGTTTATAGGTGGTTTAAAGGAGTTATTGGCACTTAGCAAATCAAAATATATAAAGAAGATTTAGCATTTAAATTATATAAACGCAAGCAATCAAAATAGTTATGATTAAGGTCGATGGTATAATTCTCGTATTAAGTTGCCATAAACATCGGGATACGCGTTTAGTGCAATACAAGCTACCTAAAGACGACTATGGAAACTGGAAAGTAATCTATGTGATTGGCGATTTATTTTTAGAGAGCGACTACAAACTCGAAGGGAACCTGATGACGATTAAATGCGAAGATAGTTATCTTCATTTATTAAAAAAATTAGTGCTATCGCTAAAATATCTATACGAAATCTTTGATATCAAAGAAGGTGTATTGCGGTCTGGCGATGACTTGATATTTAACGAAGGTATATTGAGATGCTTCTTAGAAAATCCTAAAGTATGCGAGGTAAGTAATGGGGATACGAATACACTGATTGATGTCGATTTTTTAGGTAAGTCGCCATTTGGTAAGAGCCTTCTTTCTTACGAAATCTCACAAGAGGATTTAAAATTAACAACGGAAGATACTTATATGGTTCAGTATTATAATGAACACCCAGAAGATTTTGATAATCCATTGCATAATCTGAAATGCGTAGATTTATCAAAGTATATTAAGCGTCCTCATCTACCTCAAATACCAAGTGGTGTCCTCTATTATATCTCTAACAAATCTTGCAATATCTTAATCAATCATATGAGTAATATCGATTTCAATATCTTTCATTTCGATGAATATAGCAGGTCATATCCATATACTATCGAAGATTGTGGCGTATCATATATTTTGTATTATAATAAAATTAGTTTTATACATTGCACAAGACTATACAATGATTATCATTATCACGAAGCGGTTATGGCAGTTCATACCAATATGAATAAATGATTATAAATATGGATAATCAAGGATAATCAAGGATAATCAAGGATATATAAAGATTATTTAGAATTAAAATAATAACATTGATATGATTAAGGTCGATGGTATTATCCTTGTGACAAGTTGCCAGAAGTTTTTAAATACGAGATTAAAAGAAATAAATCTAAAAGATTACTATGGAAACTGGAAAGTAATCTATGTGATTGGAGACTTATTTTTAGAGAGCGACTATAAACTTGAAGGGAATATGTTGACAATTAAATGCGAAGATAGTTATCTATATAATTTAAAAAAATTTGTGCTATCGCTTAAATATCTATACGAAATCTTTGATATCAAAGAAGGTGTATTGCGTTCTAACGATGATTTGGTATTTAACGAAACGCGTTTGAATACATTCTTAGTATCTCCTAAATACAAGGTTGAAATTGATGGTATTACAACAGATATTGATTTTTTAGGTTGTTCGCCAAAAGGTTTATCTGTTATAAATGAACCATATAAATATGAACCTAGCAAATCAGAAACAACTATGCATTTACTTTATTATTATAATGACCATCCAGAAGAATTTGATAATCCACTGCATAATTTGAAAGGCGTTGATATATTAAAATATTCAAAAATGCCATATACGCCTGTATTTTTAAAGGGACCCCTAATATATTTTTCAAAAAAGGCTTGTAAAATATTACTAAATCATATGGAGAATATCAATTATGATATATATCATTATGATGTTAAAACAAATTCTTATCCCTATACTATCGATGACCTCGCATATCCATTAATATTACTTCCTAATAATATTAATTTATTACATTGCGATTACTGGCATAAAGATTTGGAAGGGTCATATGAAACCAGTAATAATCATATGTATCTTGCGATACACACAAATAAATATAAATAATATCATTAGTATCAATAGTATCAATAATAACACATATAATAACTTATATATCCTTTATCATATACGTATCAATCAATTCATATCCTAGTTTTTTATAGTAGCCTCTAACACCTGTTCCGCTAATTATAGCAATCCTTCTATATCCATTATTCGCTGCTATTTCTTCTGCCTTTGTTACAAGTTGCTTTCCGAACCCTTTGTGTTGCAGAGAACCTTCTATGTTATCACCTACGCTATTCAAATTCGAATATACGTGCAATTCTCTTATAAGCGCACATCCTTTTATGCAAGGTAATACTTGAGATGACGGCGTATTATCTTTATCGTCGCTCAAGCCGCTTAAGCGAAGACGCAAGAACCCTATTAAATAATTTTTATCGCAATCAGTATCAAAACTAATATGATATTCATTGCAATCGGATGCCCTGTATATTTCTATATTTAACTTGATATTATCGAGTGATGATACGATGTTCCCTTTAATCTCGCGACATCTAATACATTTGCATCCCCAATTATTTGTTCGCATATCATCTTGAAGCAACTGACGCATATTTACAAATTTTGTGGAATACCCTCCTTCTATATAGTGTCCTGGTATATCGCGAATAATACGATTAAGTCGCTTGTATTTCTGAACATTCTTTTTAAATTCCTTAATCAACTCATATAATAGCATATCATCATAAGGTATATACGTCCCTTCGTCAAACCATTTCTTAATTCGCGTGAAAGGAACTATGGCAGTCGGATATATTTTATACTGATCTACTTGTATTCGCTGGTCATATAAGACTTCTTCAAGCATTATTTTATCAATTTCATAGGACGAACCTGGTAGATTGGGCATTATATGTATATCAACCTTGTAGCAATTGTTTTTCAGAAGTTTTATTGCGTCATATGCGCATTCTATCGTGTGTCCTCTGTTTATTTTTTGCAATACTTTGTTATTTGTATGCTGAACACCTAATTGAACGCGTGTGCAATTATATCGGCGAAAGTTAGCGATTTCCTCTATATTTATAGTATCAGGTCGCGTCTCTAAAGTTAGCCCAATAATATGAATTATAGCGGTTTCATTGATTTCTATCTCTTCTTCAAGCGTTTTCATAGGACGCTTAGGTTCGCTATCAAAATAAATATTTGCTGAGTAATATATTTCGGTTATGAAGCGGTCTTGATAATTACGAGGATATTCGCACCACGTTCCTCCTAATACGATAATCTCTAATTTATCAGGGATGTGTCCCATATTAACAAGGGTTGATATACGCGAATTCATTTGTTTTATAGCATCGAAATCATTGGCGTTCGCTCGTAATACTGCAGGCTCTGAATATAAATAACTTCTCGGTTGTGCAACCCAATTATTCCCTTCGTGCGCTGGTTCATTTGGACAATAGGCACAATCGTGTTTGCAAGAAAAACGAGCAGTTTTAACATTGCCTTCTTCGTCTATATATTCAGGGTGCGCAGATGTTAAAAGCGTTATCACAAGAACGCCTGAATTCGACTTGCATTTCTTCTTTGTTATAAGATTGCGCAACTGCTGGTTTTCTAAATTAAGATGCTTGTATATTTTGATAAACTCGGCATTGGAAATAGTATATTTATATTTTTTTTGAATATTCTTTTTAAACTTATCAATATCGCTGATAGTTTTAAAGTTTTCAATATCCTTTTCAAACTCTGCTGCGATGCTTTCTATTAAAGAATTAAATTGGGTGCTCTCTTTATAACCCACGTCCTTGTGGGTATCCTGATGGATGTCTTCGATATCCTTAGTTGATACGGAGTATGCAGCGGATACGGATGATGATGCAAATAAATTAGTGAAGGTTTTTATAATATTCATATGTATATGTATATATATATATATATATATCATACGTATTGGTAATAATCAAATCATTTTTTATATATTAGAATAAATTTGTAATAAACCTTTGTATTAAATATAAAAAATTGATTAGCAGATATTTAGTCAAGGTCTAAGGACAACCACAAATACTGAAGCGACAACCAAAACAACACTAGCGACACTTGAAGACCTCGTAAGACCGCCGAAAGACCTCGAAAGACCACCAAAAGACTACTGACAATGTTTAAGTTCCCCTATAGCTACAACAACAATCACGTTATGCACGAGAAAATTTATGGAGATTGTGATATTTATTACTATTCTATGCGTATTCTATGTAATTATCTTTCAAACTTGGAAAAGTATCAGGGAATACGCCAAATCAACCTCCAGAAACACAAAGATGTCTATGATTTAGGTTTGAATATCACAAACCGAATTATGGTTGATAAAACCGAGTTGCCTAATGAAAATATTGTATTCAAACTAATAAAGAGCCTGAAGAAAGAGCATTTCTTGCAATATATCAAGAACTATTGCTTAGATAATGAGATTTCATATACTACAAATCTCAACGAGATTGATTTGAGAGAATTCCTTATGTATGCTTGTAGCGAACTTATTAGCGATTATAAAAATGAAATGATTGAAGGATGGACTGGAGATAAATGGGAAAAAGTGGAAAGCAGTGAATGTAAAATATATTCGTCAAACTAAGTATGACGACGCAGCCGATGAGCAAGGATGCTTGTAATGTAAAGTAATGAATATAATGAATATAATGTATTTTATGTATGTTTTATATTTTTATGTTTTTTAGCGAATAGTCTTCGCATATTCTTCTCAAATTTATAGCGGAGTATAAATTCCTCCTTCGATAACAACTCTGCCTCCTTTAACTTTGCAAATATTATCTTCAATAATTTCAACATTGTTATACATATATTATTTATTTTACGTTATCATTTTTTTATATTGTAAGAAACTAAGAAAAAGAAAGAAGAGGTCGGTCATTTTAACTATAAGAGAATAGCGGAGGAATATCCTCTCTGACTACTATGTTGTAAGGGTGCATAATCATAAAATTATATTCTTTCGCCCATCTTGCAATAGTATAATTATTAAACTGGTATTCATCATCATCTTCGATGTTGCTATCATCACTATTATAGTTATTTAATAATAATAAAGATACACAATTTAATTTACTAAAATATGCAAACATCTCAATAATATACTTACGTATACGTAAGTATATCACTATATATTTATATGTTTAATGTTCGCGTGTTTTTACGTGGTCGTCCAACGCCTCTTAATATTTTGATATCTGCAGTATCTTCGATTATAGATGTTATTTCTTCATCGCTAACAGACAATGTTTCGATGTTATTATCATTGTGTTCCATCGATATGTTATTATGGACATTATTAATAATGTTTTCAATATCAGCAGAGGGCTTCTGTCTTAGTTCAGTAATATTTGGTGCTTGTCTAATATTAACATTATTGGACGCTGATTGCATTGACGGCATAGACATACTAGAAACAGGCGAATTCAATGTGCTGAACAAGCTGCTAACCATACCAAATAATCCTGAACTGCTATCATTACCGCTACTATAGCTATTATTCATTGGGATATTCTGCTGCGGTGCAGAAGGATAATTATTACCCATCACATATTGCTTCGCGGCAGCTTGCTGGAATTGCTTCATCAATTCTGGGTCTGATTTTAATACGTTCTCTACATTTGGCATAGGCTGTTCTTTGAACATTCTGCTAGTAAGATGAAACATAAATGCGCTCCCCGACAATGAGATAAATAGCCTTAGTTCGGGTGCCATCTTTTTACCCGTAGCCTTGTATTTGTAATGTAATTCTTCAAATATATCATCATAATCATTAATATTCTCATTAACCTGCTCAGACCACCCATCTAATTTTATAGCAAATGGGTCATATCTGCTATTCATATATTCAGTTCCCGAAATAAATGCCATTAGCATTTTTTGCTGAAATCTTACACTCCCGTCAAGTTCCTTTTCGCGTATTAAGCGATTGTATTCAGACCGCATTTCTTCCAAGTCGGAATTCATATTGAACTTAAAAGGAACCTTGAAGCCCTTCGATTCCAACCTATCTAATTGATAAATAATTTCCTTCTTCTCATTTAATTCATTCATAATGATTTCCTTAGCAGATAAATGCCTGTTTTTACTTTGCTTTTTATAATCTCCGCCATATTCGCTTCCGTCTTCGCCGTCTTCCCCATCATCTTCTTCACCTTCTCCATCTTCGCCGTCTTCGCCATCTTCGTCATCTTCGTCATCTTCGCCATCGTCTTCATCGTCGTCGTCTTCGTCGCGTTTATTATATTTACTTTGCGATTTATGATTTCCCGAACCAGACTTTCGATTGCTTGAACTACTTGCCACACTACTTTCGTCGCTTTCTTCTTTATATTTCGAAATTTTTGATGAACCTTTGGCTTTGTATATATTCTTCATATTCTTCATATAGGCACTTTTGTCATAATCGCCATTAACAGAGCTTGCACGTGAAGAAGAACGCGAAGAAGACCTCGATGACATAGAAATAACATCGCTACTTATCTTATTTTTGTTAAATAAAACATCGTCGCTAAAATTATTTTGATTTACTCTTTGCTGCCTATTAGGTATATTAAAACCCATTTGTTTGTTTTTAAACGTATCTCTATTTAATTCAATCAAATCGTCATTTATATTATTAAGATTTAATGTTGTCATATTATATATTTAATTGAATATCAATTGTTTATATAATATTAATAATATTTAAACGTTTATTAATACGCGCTTTGGCAGATTAACGTGTTTGTATATTATAGTTTAGGCATTATCAGTGAGATTACTTGATTTTTAACACATCAAGGTCTCTATATAATACATACACTCTACAAAAATAATTAGTATATATACGGGGTATATATATTGCTATTTATTTACTTATACGCCTAGTTGCCACCTTCTTCTTCGCAGGTTTTACAAGAGGTTTCTTAACAACTTTCTTAATAGGTTTCTTAACTAGTTTCTTAAGATGTTTCTTAAGAGGTTTTTTATTAGAGCCACCTACATTTGCTCCAGTGGCTTCTGTTGCTAAACGCATACGCATACGACTAATAACAGGTTCTCTAACATGTTCTCTAACAGGTACTACTGGGGTGCGTGATGTTGCTACTTTTATATGCATAAGTTTATTAGCAGTTTCTCTAACATCATCTACTGGGGTGTAATTTCCTATCATAGTTGCTTGTGATGCTGCTGCTGTTGCTCGTCGATAAGCATTGCCTGTTGCTTGTGTCGCCGCAAGACCAAGTTGTAATCCCTCCCTTACCCTATTTCTCACGCCTTTAATCGGGGACGTAATCATTTGAACAGGTAATCTTAACCATTTATTTGTTTCATTGTACGAATACGGACGAGCATAAATTCCATGTTGCCCTCCCCCATACTTATTTATATTCTAATTATATAATATAAAATAATATAATATCTTGAATTCATATATTCAACCATCCATACTTATCCTATTATGCAATATATCTCTACATATATTTAATGATATAATTCAATATATAATAAACTAACGCACCTAATTTACCTTTTAGGTTGCCATAATATACACTTTGCTATCCAAGTATTAAAGAATATTCTACTGGATTTTTTATATTTTTCAGGGTGAAACTGGGTGCATAATATATTTTTTTTAGAGTTATATGCAACAATTATCTTATCACCAATCCTTTTAATAACCTTGAAATTCTTGGGAACATTTACCACATAATCAGTGTGTATAAAATAATATCTATTTTTAGGGATATTGAAAGGACTTGTTATGCTAAAACTATTGTAATACTTCATATATCCAACTTTGCAAGATTTTATAAAAGAAGGTTTCCCGTATTTGCTAATTAAATACTGAAACCCATAGCATATTGCTAATATTGGTATTTTAGATTTTAGAATGCATTCATCTATCACTGAATGCTCTACGTCGCCTACGAAATAATCTGACCCTGTTATTATAATACCACGCACATTATTGTTTTTTAAAATATACTGGATACCAGCGGCATCATCCCATTTTTTAAATATTATTTTGTTTCCTGACAACCCATATAATAATTTCTTTTTAATTTTTAAACTCCTATATATAGCCTGTTCTTTATACATATTAATAATTAATATTATCATTGGTATCAATGAATAATAATGATATATTATAATATATTATAATATAATATATATTATATATTTTCAAAATACCTATAGATATACCATATAAAAGAATATTACATATTAATATAAAAATATGAAAATCCTTTTCTTCGGATGCAAAGGGTGGATAGGTAAGCAATTTGGGGATTATTTAAATAATCACGGGATTACCTATATTGGCACAGACGTTCGAGCGGATGATGAGAAAGCAGTAGAAGAAGAGATTAAATTGTATTCGCCAACTCATATCATTTCGTTTATTGGGAGGACGCACGGGGGCGAGCATAATACAATTGATTACTTGGAATTACCTGGAAAACTTAGAGATAATATTAGAGATAACTTGTATTCTCCAGTAATACTTTCAATTCTTTGCGAAAGATATAATATTCACTATACATATTTGGGGACGGGTTGTATATTTAGCAGCGACGACCCTACGACGTGCTGCATTGATGACGATGAACTCCCTACCTTTTTCGGGTCTTCTTATTCAATCGTCAAAGGTTTCACCGACAGACTTCAACATATGTATTCAAAAAATACGTTAAACCTACGCATTCGAATGCCCATTGTAAATTTCGAGCATAATAGAAACTTTCTAAGTAAAATATTCAAATATAATAAGATTTGCTCTATGCCCAATTCGATGTCAGTATTAGAAGATATGTTCCCTGTAATTATGGATATGATTATCAAAGGAACTACAGGAACCTTTAATTTAGTCAATAAAGGGCTTATTACTCACAATGAAATTTTAGAAATGTATAGAGAACACGTTAACCACGATTTCACTTGGGAAAATTTCAGCGTAGAAGAGCAGAATGCAATATTGTTATCAAAGCGTTCAAATACACAACTATCGACTGATAAGTTATACTCGCTATATCCTGATATCCCTGATATTAAAACTGCAGTCGAGAGATGTATTAAGCAATATCATAGAAAACAAAATATTTGATTGTAATAAAAAATGATATATAAAATCACATTATTCTTATAATATAATATATATTTATAAATATGGTTAAGGTCGATGTCAAATATGTTTGCGATACTTGTAAGGAAAAATTTACAAGGAAGCAAACATATAATACTCATATTAAAGAATGTATAGGAGTTATCCACAAAGTCTTGCCTGAAAAAATACATCGTCTAAATTATATTGGTTCAAAATTTCAATTACTTGACTGGATTACAAGCAATATGATGGAAAAAACAGGTTGGACTTCATTTGCCAACAAGAGAATTGGGGATATGTTTTCAGGGACTGGTATTGTTTCTTATAATTTTAGGAAAGATATGGCGATAGTTATCTCAAATGACACGGAATTATATAGTTATATAATAACTCACGCATTTACACGCTCAGTATATACTGCGACTTGCAAACAAATCATTGATGAGTTCCAGCAAGACATTCAAGATAATAAACATTCATCCACTATTGGTTTTATTACAATGCATTATAGTCCATTCGGTTCTTGTGAGCGTAAATTCTTTACGATTGAAAATGCGAAACGTATTGATTATATGCGCAATAGACTTGAATTAATTAAAGATACCCTTACATTTGACGAATATCAATTTATCCTCGCGTCCATACTTTTAAGCGCTGATGCGGTTAGTAATGTTCCTGCAGTATATGGTTGCTTTCTTAAGAATTTTAAAGCGAAAGCTGAAAAAAGTCTAACATTAAAGCCTATTCATAATAATACATTGCCTGCACAAGATAATTCAAATACCACTAATAAAGACGTTCTTAATATTGATTTTCTTACATCTTTTGAAACCGATTTAGTATATTTAGACCCGCCATATAACGCGAGACAATATTCTAAAAACTATTTCCCTTTGAATATTATTGCTAAAACCCCTGAAATATTATTATCAGAATTACCTTTGAAAGGTAAAACAGGAATTCCTTCCGATTGTTTCATATCGCCATTTTGCAAAAAAGGAAATGTTGTAGAAAATGCATTTGATTTGCTATTCAAAGAATTAAAAACAAAATGGATATTTCTCTCTTATAATAGCGAAGCCATAGTTTCAAAAGATAGGATGTTGGATATTATGAAAAGATATGGAGATGCTGCAGTTATTGAAAGAGATTACAAAAGATTTAAATCATTCGAATATAATAAAGATGTTGAAATTAAGGAATACCTATTCTGTCTAAATAAAACCTAAATGTCAATAATAGTTAATACTTAAAAGTTAATACTTAAAAGTTAATACTTAAAAGTTAATACTTAAAAGTTAATACTTAAAAGTTAATACTTAAAAACTAATAATCTGTTCAAATCTGCGAATATAATCATCTATTGTTCCGTTATTAATCATAATGATGTCATAAGGTATATTTACGTATTCTAACTCGGATATATGCGGCTCTTGCTCTTTAGTGCGATTTTCAGAAGGTCGTATAACTCTAATAATCATTATATCATTAATACTTACATTTGGCATATTTAATAACATCTCGTGTTCGTGTATAAATCTAAGGTCGCTAATAACATACCTCTTGTCATTCTCATAATTGCCAGCATTCTCAGCATTTTCTATATAATTCTTCAAGGTATTGGCAAAGAAGTTTCTCTTGATATCAGGTAATAACTCTTGTATTTTTTCTTGCATTATTTCAGTTCCAAAGAATTGCAATGCGGCTCTTGGTGTTATTCCCCATCTTTCATCGACAATATCTTTTCTATCCGTCCCTTCATCCTTCCCGATACCTACTTGGTCATCGTCAAAATTAAATAAGTTCTTTACAGCAACCTTCAAAGGGTTCGCAAAGGCAACTCTCTCATAATTATATTTATTTACGAGATGCTCCGCTAATACATCTTTGCCACTTCTCTTTGCTCCACAAATCGCAATAATCTTCGGCATTTTCTTTGACATCCTTGTGCTATTCTTTGCAGTAAGAGTTATATAATATTAAGTATAGTATTAGATAATATCATTTTTTTATATAAAATATCATCATTAAAAAACAAAAATTGATATTTAAGAATTATTTATTAATAAAATACAACTAATAATGTTTTCTAACCTCTGCTGGGATATTCTGGATATTTATTTCCAAAAGGGCGGCTCTCCTGAATCATCCAACCCGCTTGTAAAGCACCAAGTAGATAGTTATAATAAATTCATAGACAATACATTGGGACAAATCATTAGCGGGTTCAATCCCATCAAGGTGAAGATTACAAACCAGAAAGCCGAGTTGCCTGATAATACCTATAATATTTCTATTAATATCCTTCAACCCAGCATTGTAAAGCCCAACTATCAACTTCCTGACGGGACGCAAAATATAATGACCCCTTACATTGCCCGTATGAATAATATGACGTATTCGAGCGGCATCTATGTCAATGTTCATATTTCCACTGAGATAACAAACAAGAATGGGATGACTGAGAAGTTTGATAAGAATGTTAATGGCGTATATATTGGAAAAATCCCTATAATGGTTCGCTCAAAACTATGCGTTCTTAGCCAGATGCAAGGGATTTGCGAAGAGAACAAGAACGAATGCATCTATGATTTCGGCGGCTATTTTATTGTGAATGGAAATGAGAAGGTTCTAATCTCACAAGACCGCATTAACGAAAACAAAGTTCTCGTCTTCCACCCCAATAATAACGCCGAAGGATTATATGCGGAAATCCGATCTATGTGCGACTCCACATATCTTCCTCCCAAGACTACGTGCTTAAATATGAGCGGCAAATTAAATCATATGGGTCGCATTATTCGCATCAACACATCCTTTATTCGGTCTGAAGTTCCCATCTTTGTAATCTTTAGGGCTCTTGGAGTTATTAGCGATAGAGAAATCATTAATCATATTGTATATGATACGGATAACGAAAAGAACCAGCGTATCATCAATGAATTAATGGCGTGTTGCGAAGATGCCTGTGATATCAATACCCAAGAACAGGCGGAGAATACGCTTATTAAGATTATGATTGGCGTTAATAAGAACAACGACCACGAAACGAACAAAGCGCAACTTCATAATAATCTTATTAATGATTTTATCCCTCACGTAGGCAAGTCGTATCGAAGGAAAGCGCTATATGTCGGTTATATTATTCGCAAGATGATACGCATCTATTTGGGTTATGATACGTATGATAATCGCGACTCCTACATTAATAAGCGCGTAGATACACCAGGCGTATTGATGAGTAATTTGTTCAGGCAATGTTATGGCAAGATGACAAAGGAACTCAAGATTGCCATTGAAAAAGAGCTCAACTTATGGCGAGGTAATGCGAATATCCCCATATCCAATATCATTTCAGATATCAGTATTCATCGGTTTTTCAAGCAATCGCTTTTAGATTCGTGGATTAGGTATTCGCTTTCTACGGGAAACTGGGGTATCAAAAGTATTGGCACATTTCAAAACATCAAGCAGGGTGTATCGCAAGTTCTTAATCGTATGTCTTATGCCAGCACATTATCGCATTTGCGACGCATTAATACTGCAATGGAGAAGAATGGGAAACTCGTGCAGCCGCGTAAATTAGATAATTCGCAGATTGGTATGATATGTCCCGCAGAAACGCCAGAAGGAAGTTCAGTTGGCTTAGTAAAAAATATGGCGCTAAGCACGAATATCTCTATCGCGATGAATAGCATACATATCCGCCGTATCTTGGTTAATTTGGGCGTGATTGTATATGATGATACGTATACTATGTCCAATCCCGAGAAATCGCCTATCGAATACTTGAAGAATATGGGCAATGAAGATAATGTATATATTATGGTGAACGGCGATATTATCGGCTATTATACTAATCCCGCTGAATTGTATTTGAAACTGAAGCATTATAAGCGCAGCGGCATTATATATCCGATGACTTCGATTGTTTGGAATATACAGAAGTCGTGCATTATTATCAGCACTGAAGCGGGTAGAATGTATAGACCGCTATATATTGTCGATATTGACCCAGAAACAAATAAGCGTGTTCTGAGAATTGAAAGAGTATTGAAAAGGAAGAATATTAGCTGGAAGGAATATATCGCAGACAAGCACTTTGATTACTTCATAGTTCCCAACGAAGTATCCAAAAATAAGGACGACCCCGATAGTTATTTGGACGAAGAGGGTTTCATCGAATATATGGATTGTGATGAGATAAATTTCGCGATGATTGCGACGTTCCCCGTAGATTTGGAGGAAGGTATCAAAGGAACTGCATTGCCTCCATTCTATACGCATTGCGAAATTCACCCAAGTTTGATTAATGGTATCTTGGGGGTCAATATTCCATTCAGCGACCATAATCAGTCGCCAAGAAATTGCTATCAGTGCGCTATGGGCAAACAGGCGTTGGGTGTATATATGAGCAATTTTAACAAGCGCATAGATACAATGGGGAATATTTTGAATTATCCCCAAAAATCGCTTGTATATACTAAACTATCTAAGTATACGATGGCTCACAAATTACCATCTGGCGTAAATGCTATCGTCGCCATTATGACCCATACTGGATTTAATCAGGAAGATAGTATTATGGTTAATCAATCGGCGCTGGACAGAGGGCTATTTACTAGCACCTATTACAAGGCGATGCGCGATGTTTGTAATAAAAACCATAGCACAGGCGAAGAAGAGTTATTCACAAATCCCACTAACATATCATCGCAGAAGCCATACTCCTACGAGAAATTGAACGATGATGGGTTTGTCTCTAAAAATACCTATGTTAATGGGAATGACGTGATTGTAGGCAAAGTTATGCCAAAGAAAGCAAACGGCGTTATTACATACCAAGATAGTAGCTTAACAATGAAAGCAAATGATGATGGGTATGTTGATATGAACTATAATGGTATTAATAGCGATGGCTATAAGTTTTGCAAGGTTCGCATCCGTAAAAACAGGAAACCCGAAATTGGTGATAAATGCGCCAGTTGCAGTGCTCAAAAGGGAACTATCGGAATGATTTATAGACACCAAGATATGCCCTTTACGAAGGACGGGATTGTTCCAGATATTATTATGAACCCTCACGCAATCCCTTCGCGTATGACTATTGCCCAATTAATGGAATCGATTATGGGTAAGGCGTGTTGCCACATTGGGGCATTTGGCGATTCCACTCCATATACTGATTGCTCGGTGGAAGGAATAGCAAAAGTCTTAGAGATGTCTGGAATGGAGAAATATGGTAATGAAATATTATATAATGGGCGAACAGGTGAGCAAATCCACACAGATATATTTATCGGTCCGACGTATTACCAGAGATTGAAGCATATGGTTTCTGATAAAATTCATTGTCTTACTGCAGACCACGAAGTTTTAACCAGCGATGGCTGGAAGTTTATTGACACGATTACTACGGCTGACAAAGTAGCAATTCTCAGAGATGATAAACTAATTTATGAGAACCCGATGGAAGTCCATAAATATCCAGAATATGCGGGAACAATGTATAATATTAGCAATTCACTGGTTGACTTAAATACTACAGGAGAACATCGAATGTATGTTAAGCACGTAAAGCAGAATAATAATATTAATAACAATAATAATATTAATAACAATAATCAAGGATATATATTAGAAAAAGCGGATGATATCATTGGGAAATGCGTAAGATACAAGAAGGATTGCGTATGGGACGTTCCTGATTATCAGTTTACGATACCTAATAGCGATAAGGAGATTAATATGGAAGCGTGGTTGCTATTCTTTGGCAAATGGATTGCAAGTGATTGCGATAACAAGGTTCTATATCAATTCGGTTCTCATAATAATACTGCGGATACGCAAAATATCACTGAGTATTTATGTAGTAATATATATGCTGATACATTGCGTCTTCCTGAATGGGTTTGGAAGTTGAGCAGCAAACAAGTGAAGATACTTATGAAGTCTATGATAGGGACAAATATGACAACAGGGAATTACAAGTATGATAATATGTTCTGCACTAAATACGAAGGTTTGGCGGACGATATGATGAGGCTATGTATCCACGCAGGTTGGAGTGGTGTTAAAAGTCTGTGGAAAGGGGATAGTTGGAAGATTACTATAATTAAAAAGAAAAATAGCCCTTATGCAAATGCCAATGATACTCGCAAAGAGAAAAATCACGTAGAAGAAGCATATAACTACGAAGGCGCAGTGTATTGTATTAGCGTATCTACGGAAGTATTTATGGTTAGACGCAATGGCAAATCAGTATGGACTGGAAACTCGCGTGGTTCGAATGGACCTATTGTGATGCTAACAAGGCAACCAAGCGAAGGACGTGCAAGGTCTGGAGGATTGCGGTTAGGAGAAATGGAGAGGGATTGCTTTATTGCACACGGCACTTCTAATTTCCTCGCCGAGAGGATGCTACACGTCTCTGATAATTATAGGGTGTTTGTCTGTAAAAGATGCGGGATGCACGCGAATGTTAATACCGAGAAAAGCATATATAGTTGTAAATATTGTAAAAATAATACTGATATTGCTCAGGTAAGGATGCCATACGCTTTTAAATTACTTAATCAAGAATTGTATACTATGAATATTATGATGAGATACGTGTGTAATTAAGTTAGATTTGTGAGTATCCTATGATATACCTAAGATACCTACATACCTAAGATACATATATACATAGGATATCTATATATATGATATAACAATAAATTATTATATTTTTATAATATGAAAATAAAAAACTATTTTAAATTTTTTATTTTCTTCTTATGTTTTTATTATTCTTATAGTAATGATAATGCTACTAATAATAATATATGTAGGCGTTTGAGAATAGCGAACCTTCTACCATTTAGGAAGAAGACGATATACTATTGTAGCAAAAATAGAACCATAACGCGACCTAATCAATATTCAGTATTCACCAAAGATATATTAAGAAAATATATATACATAATAAATATTGTTGTAGTATATATTATATTATTGAGTATATAAGAAGATATATAAACGTTTAATATAATATCATAATATTATGAGTGGCGGCGATAATTATAAATTATACAAAGTATTAGGAGTTGAAAAAAATGCCACACAAGAGGATATAAAGAAGGCATATAAGAAACTTGCTATAGAGTATCATCCTGATAAAAATAAAGATGCCGACAAGGCAGCCGCTGAGGAAAAATTCAAAGAAATCTCAGCAGCCTACAACGTATTAGGAGATGAGAATAAGCGGCGAACTTATGATGATAGCGGAGACCAGAATTATAATAATGGGTCTGGTCAGGAAGTTCATAGAAATCCCCACGATATTTTTGAAGCATTCTTTAGAGGCAGAGGTGCTCCTTTCGGAGGAATGGGACATCATTTTGAAGAAGAAATATTTGGTATGGGTGGAATGGGAGGCGGTGGTATGAAAATCCCTAAAAAAGCCCAGTCTATAGAGAAAACCTTTGTATTTAACTTGGACGACATATATGAAGGTATTAACAAAGATTTAAACATAAATATACGCAAATATTGTCATAAATGTAATAAAAAATGTAGCAAATGCGATGGTCGCGGTATAATACAGCAAATAAGAAGTATGGGATTTATGCAGCAAATCTTTCAAGGGTCGTGTGATAATTGCGAAGGTTCGGGAATAACTATTGAAGGAAAACCCGAATGTAAGCAATGCAGCGGCAAGGGCTTCTTTAATGAAGATAAGAAGGCTACGCTAATAATTCCCAAAGGTATTGATGAGAATTATAAAACGGCTTTCCCTGAATTAGGAGAGCAGCCTAGAATACCCACTATTAAGCCTGGCGACCTCGTCATACATATTAAAATTGAAGAGCACAAGCATTTTATTAGGAAAGGGAATGACCTATACTTTAAAACGGATATATCATTTGTTGATTCTATTGTAGGAAAAGATATTGTGATACCTTATTTTAAAGAAAAAATAAATATAAACACTAATATATTTGGTGTTATCTCAAATGGTAAGAATTATTTGCTCGAAGGCAAAGGGATGCCTATATTAAATACGTCGAACAAAGGGAATATGTTTATAGAGTTTAGCATTAATTATCCGAAGATTAAAAACAATACTAAGATTGACGAACTAAAAGCACTGCTGAACGAGGTATTCTATCCTTAGTAACGCTAGAAACGCTAGTATCGCTAATATTCCATATTCTTTTTATTTTCAATTGCATATAATATATTATAAATCGGGTCTAATTTCGTAGTATCATTATATCCATATTTTTTAACAAAATTAACTAGTTTTACTGCGCTCTCGTCTGCTAATGTTTCGTTGTTCGTCGAGGTTATATAATATTTATATTTTTTAGTCGCAAGTTTTTTCTTGTCAATGCAATAGGTTTTTTCATTTTCCCTGTTATAATATTCTACAAATCTCTTTTTCTTTTCTGCCAAATCAAACACTGCAAATGCATTGCTAATCTTAGTAATTGTATCGTTTGGCGAGAATAAAACGGGCGATATTATATTCTGCTCTCCTAAGAATATATTTGTTTCCTCTTTCATAAAGTTATATTCCAGTTTCAAGATATAATCCTTTGTGATATTATTGGTATTATTAATATGCACGATGTATATATTGTATCTATATGAATTATCATTGTCGTTTATATTAAAATCAATGATATTATTAATATCTGCGCATCTCGTCATCTTGTTCGCGATGCGGTATATATAATTGCGGTATAATATATAGAATATTATGCCTATTATAAATAGAAAAAGTATATTTATCGCTACCATATATTTATTTTTTAATATATTGTTCGAAGTCATAGAGGATATTTCATTAATATAACTTTTAGAGATGTCTTCTATACTACCAAATAATATTTTAACATCATTATTAATACTATTAATCTTATTGGTAGTATCACTCATAATACTACTAATATAATGTCTTATTTATATATTTATATTATTTTTTTGCTGTATCTTTGAGAAAATAATATAATCTACTATTGCTATGGGATAATCGGTATTGTTTGAATATTCCTTCGTAAATTTAATGAGTTCGTTTGTCGTGTAAGAATGGACAATATTATAATTTTTGTCAACTGCGTAATATTTATAGTCATTGCTATTTATTCGTGTGCTAATATCTTCGATGGTATCGTAGCCCATTTTTTCTAAATTAAAATATTTGTATCCAAAACTATTAATAAAATCCTTGTCGTTATTTAATTCTAATGCTTTCTTGCCATCCTTCGAGTTGATTAATAGGGAATACTCTATTGCAGCCTTGTTATATAGTAATAGGTCGCTATTATCATTCGATTTTTTATAAATCTTATTTAATTCGCTCATCGTTTTTTTGAGTTCTTCAATGCTTTTTATAATTCCCGCGTAATCATTATTTCTATACATAAAGATGTTTTCTTCGCCGTCCATATTGCCATAGTCCACGTCAACAATCATTTTATTGAAGTCGTAAGTTATTTTGATAATATAGTCTGATGGCTTCTTAATCTTTTTGGTATTTATTATGATAATGTTATAAATATACGGCGTTTCGTTGTAATAATTGTCTTCTATGATTTTAGAAATGTTATTACATTTTGAATATTTCTTGGCATTTTTATAAATGGTATCCCAATAAAAGAATATGCCTATGATTATTATTATACATAGGTATAGCACTGAATATATCAATCTATATATATCTTTATCTTGTGTAAGAATACTAATAAGTTTGCATTGAAAATCGTCAATCATTATTAATATATATTATTCTTAATATAATATATTAATTTAATTACATATTATATATTCATATAATGCATATTTGTATTCATTGTATTCTCTATATCTAAATCAGGTATAGGGTTATTAATAAGGTCTGGGCGGATAATCTTCATTTTTCGGTATTTATTGGCTTCTTCTCGGTGTTTTATGGATTTGAACGAATCGGTATAAAAGATGTCTTCTAATCTGTCTTCATTATATTTATGCGTTAAATCATAATCTATATGACGTGTAAAAGGTGCAGGGTTTTCAGCAAAATGCTCTGTTAATGGTTCTGATACCTTAGTAGTATCCTTAGTATCCTTCAATACATCATCATCATCCTCATCCTTCTTACTTTCAAAAGTCTCCATACATCTTTGTTGCGCTGCTTCGTATTGCTCGGGTGTCAATACTGCTTTAAATATATTAAGAATAAATTTTATAATATCCTTGTTTTTGTCAATTAATGTTTTTTCAAAGAACCATTCAAAAAATCCCATCTCATTTAATTCCGCCCAAGGAGGTATGCTTGCAAACGGATTAACAAAAATAATCTTTTGCACTATCGTTCCAATCAACCATAATAGTAATATTATTATTAAGCATAGAGTCACCCAAAATAAATAGACATAGTAAGCAGTATGCAAAGGATACAAATTGACAATCCTATATGTTAGATTAGGTAATATCATTGCAGGTTGGCTCATACCAAGCGTATAATCTCGGAAATCGCCGACAACACTATTAATTAAAGGAAGTCTCGATATAAATGATAAGATTTCAATTATATAAAATGATATTAATATAAAAAATATTAATAACGTAATATATATTATCATATAAATCAAATTAATTTTCATCGCTATTTAATATATTCATAGATGATTTTCTAAATAAAATCTTTCCTTTTTGAAGATGCTGCTATAATACCCCTTTAGTTCTATAAGGCTATTATAATAGATGATTATGATTTGATTGCATATATCATCATATGCGTCAGCGTTTTCATATCTATCAAAGTATTTGTCAAATGTATTCATTACCTTGTCTTCGAAGTATTCGTCTGAACCCTTCAAAATATCCTTGTAGCCTTTGATAATCTTTGATTGGAAAATAGTAATCACAGGCTCATTTAAAACTTTCTTTATAATATTATCTTTTTCGAAATAGTCGTTTATGTTATCATAGAAGGTCATTGATATATCTTGACATAAGCCTCAAAAATCTTAATCAATTTTTTCTAAATACTAATAAAAAAAAGAACATATTGATTATTATGGCTTTAACTAATATAAAAATTGATTACTTAATAATATAAAAACATATAAATACATATTACATAGTAATGTCTGGTAAAAAGGTTTGCATCAATTGCTCTACATCTTATTATACTGGTCGAGAGCAATCCCCTTTACATTTTGGGTTATCTGCTGAAGGCTATGACATCAATTCTATTATGGAAGGGTTTGATAAGGAGTTGTGGATTGTTGATATAAAAAATAATAAAAAAGTCTGGACAAAGAAAGAGCATATTAATAAGATGACTTATGAAAAACCATTGATTACTGAATTAACACAAAATAACTGCGATGTTAATGATGATGGTAATACACAAGGTATCGCGAATAATGCTAATAATGCCGCTAATGCCGCTAATGCAGCGAATAATGCCACTAATGATACCGCTAATGCAGATACGACACTCCAAGTTCCTCTTAGTAATACTGCATCAACTGAGGACACACATATTAATAAAGGCGGAAAGCCAAGTAAAACAATAAAACCCACTGACTATACATTGTTTATAACATATCGTATCTCACAAATGAAGCTTATATCAAATGATAATAAAAAGAACTATGATTGCGCGAGAGAAGAATGGAAGGAATACAAGAAGAAGCCAGACGAATTAAAGGCTGTTATGGTGGAAGCCAATAATTTTTCGAAATCAAAGTAGTAAATCAAAATAAATAAAAAATGATTAAATATTATTTAAATATTTAATTAATATTAAAATATAATTAATGAACACTATTAATTTTAATAAGAATAATATTATTCTTATCGATAGTAGCTATTATGTATTTCATAGATATTTTGCAACATACAGGTGGTTCTCATTCCAAAATATAGATGTATCAGTAGAGAACATTGTTAATAACGAAGTATTTATCACCGCCTTCTATAAACATATTAATAATGACATTAAAAAACTCTGTAAAAAATGGAATACGAATAAAAGCAACATAGTGTTTTGCTTAGATTGCCAGCGCGCCGAAATATGGCGGAATGATATCTATAATACCTACAAGGCAACGAGGATACAAAAGACAAACTTTAACAAAAAAATTTTTAATATATTTAATGAACACATTAAATCGCTCGGGTTCCAATATCTATCTCAATATAGATTGGAAGGCGACGATGTAATCTATCTGTCTCAGAAAATGATTAAAACACAATTGGAATTGCTTAATGATACCGATATTAATATTATTATTATCGCAAACGACAACGACTTTTTACAATTAGTTGATAAAAAAGTCCACGTATATAATATGCAATTTAAAGAGCTTATGAAGCGCGGCTATAATGACCCAAAAGTCGACTTATTATTTAAGGCGATTTATGGAGATAAAAGCGATAATATTTCTAAGATTGGCGCGGGAATAACAAAAGAGAAAGCCTTAATGCTCTCTAATATGCAAGATACTGAAAGAGAAAAATATATAAAAGAAAATGGCTATGAAGACAAGTTTAGATTAAATATGAACCTAATATCTTTTGAGAATATACCTACTGCATATACGGATGTGTTTAACAATAACATTAAAATTACTATAGAATAACTAATACAATACTATGAATATAACTAATACAATACAAACTATATATACACTACTTATACTTCTAATTTTTTTATACTATCTATTTTATTTTTTTCAAGGTTGGACATATAATACCAAGATTTCTTCTCGGGTTCCCATCGGCATCCAAGTTTTTTCACTGCATCCTTGTTTTTAAATGGTATCTTCACATAGATTTTCTTATGGATTTCAAGGTCTATGCCAGCAGCATCAGAAACAACCTTGTCTTCGCACTCTACATTACTTTCAGACATCTTTTCTATATCTTGTATAGCCTTCTTGTTTGCATCTGTGATATTATCTTCGTAATACCATTTACTACAACGCAAATCCCATTTAGCGCCAAGTTTCTTAATAGCATCCTTGAATTCATATTTAATATTAATGTAATGTTTGCTATATGTCGGGCTTTCCTTGATGTTTGATATCAAAGTTGTATCTATACAATCTGAAGCGAATGCTACGGATGCTGACACGATGACCCCTATCGCCAAGTTTGCTAATCTATCCGCTTCAGCGTTCCCAATAGAATGCTCATCATCCAGTCCAGTATGCGCTTTTACGTGCTGCAAACTAATGCGTTTTTTGAATGGCTTATAAATCTCCTCAATTCTTTGAATTAATTTTAAATTAGGTGGAACCTTGCCTTCAGTAGTTTTCCAATCATTCTTAGATAACTTTGCACCATACGCCCCTGCGCATTTAATCACATATTCCGAATCAGTATATATATTGATTTTACTAGTGGATTGAGGTCTGTTTAATTCCTCATACATTATCTCAACTGCACGGATGAATGCAGTTAGTTCTCCAGTATTATTAGTTTGCTTTCCGACAACCCGAGCATACTCATTCCTACTATCATTATTCTTAAAATATACACCATACCCAGCGATTGCATTGGGGCTACCATTGTGAATACAAGAGCCATCGATATAAATATTCACGATTTCTGGAGCGGCGGGAGCAGCGAGAGCGGCATTAGCATCAGACATTTTTGATATTATTTATTAATAAATAATCAATACAATCAATTTTTATATAATGTATCAAGTTTTATTACCTATTATATCTCGATTACTGATATATAGTATTTATATATGAATATGATAAAACTAAACAAAAACTAAACTATTATAATATATATATATATTAAATATTATAACAAATGATTAGGTGTATTAATAGTAATATTGAAATATATAGTGAAAATGATTACGACACTAATAATTGGAACCTTATTAATAATGATGGGGTATTTAATATACTTAATAATTATGCGAATAGTATTGATTTCTGTATATTGCAAAACGGAAATATAGGTATCGGCAGTTCCCTTCCTCAGTGCCCCTTAGATATTGTCGGGGATGTTTGTATTCTCGGAACAACAACTATAAACTCTAAAATAATAATTAATAACGTAGATAATACATACCCAATTGCTCAATATGGAACGAATACAAATGCCGCAAATAACATATATATCTATGGTGGTTCAGTAGCGCGCATAGGTGTAGGAAGTGCGACACCAACTGCAGCCATTGATATTATAGGTAGCGCTAATATATCTGGTATAATCAATGCAAGAGGCGGGTTATCAGTGTCTTATGGTTATACATTGGTAGCCGATGGTGGTATATCAACTGCGTCTATTAGTGCATCGGGATTGCTAAATGCTGCAGGAGGAATTGAAGTGCCAGCGGGAAGGTTAGTTAATGCAAGAGGTGGTATATCAGCGACAACTATAATTGCATCAGGATTAATCAATGCAAATGGAGGTATAACCTTGCCATCAGGGAGGTTATTAACTGCGAATGGTGGCATTTCTGCTACATTTATAAATGCTTCAGATGTTATAAATGCAAATGGGGGACTTATAGTGCCTGTAGGAAGGTCATTAACTGCGAATGGAGGTATCAGCGCGTCAAGCGCCGATATTATAGGAACTATAAATGCATCAATTGTAAATTCTTCAAGTATGATAAATATAACTTCGGCAAATGCTACAACCCCAATCGCGCAATTCGGGGCAAATGGTAATCCCGTGAATAATTTATATTTTGTAGGCGGCGGCTTAGCGCGTATAGGCATAGGAAGCGCTACCCCCACTGCATCTCTTGATATAATAGGTGATGCAAAAATATCAGGGGTGCTTAATGCGAATGGCGGGATATCTGCTACAACAATTAATGCATCAGGAGCAATCACTGCTAGTAGTGGTTTTACTGCTACTACAATAACTGCAAGTGGATTAATAACTGCTAACAATGGTATATTAGTCCCCATAGGGAAAATAATAGATGCAAGAGGGGGATTATCGTCGACAACCATAAATGCTACAGGAATGATAAATGCTGATGGAGGATTAACTGCTACGACAATTCGCACATACGGGGTAATAAATGCTGATGGTGGATTAAAGTCGACGACAATAGAAGCAACTGGTTTAATAACTGCTGCAAATGGCATATCCGCTACAACACTATCGACTTCAGGGCTACTAAATGCGAATGCTGGGTTATCTGCTTCGACTATCGAGGCGCGTGGCACTTTAACTGCAAATGGCTCTTTAATATCAAAATCAATAATCGCATCTGAGTTAATAACTGCAAATAATGGTATTTCTGCTACATTCATAGATACCTCAAATATACTTGCGAGGTCAGGGGTATCTACTACACCAATTGCGCAGTTCGGAACAAATGCGAATGCTGCAAGTAATTTATATTTTGTAGGTGGAGGTGTAGCGCGAATAGGCATAGGAAGTGCAACCCCTACTGCTTCCCTTGATATAGTTGGTAGTGCTAAAATATCTGGAGTAATCACTGCTAATGGTGGGATATCTGCAACAACTATTAGTGCTTCTGGGGCAATCACTGCGAATAATGGGATATCTGCAAATACGATGACTATCACAGATAATATATTAGTTAATTCAGCGGTTGCAACGATACCTATAGCACAGGTTGGTAATAATGCCAATGCGACAAGTAATATATATTTTATTGGAGGCGGAAGGTCGCGTATAGGTATAGGAAGCAGTTCCCCTAACGTCGCCCTTGATATTATAGGTGATGTTAATATTTCAGGGATTTATAGAAAAAATAACAGAGATATTATTAATGATACCTCTAACTACATATCATCGACGAGCAATATTATAGCAGGTAATTTAAACTCTTATCTTCCCTATACGTGGATTATTAATAATAACCAGAGTTTATATTATAATTTGGGAAATGTTGGTATTGGAACAATAGAACCAAAGAGAAAACTGCATATTACCCACGCGAGTGGAGAATTAATAAGAATAGAAACTGATACTAATAATAGTAATCAAGTATCTGGTATAGAATTTGGTATTCCCACATATAACACTGCAACGCGAAGTAAAATAACATCAACTACATATACGGGCGATGCAAGCGACTTGCAATTCAGCACTGCTTCGGGGACAAATAGTTCATCTCTTAAAATGATAATAACAAAATCGGGAAATGTTGGGATAGGCGCTAGCAACCCCTCTAATATATTACAAGTTGGGAATGCAGGGAGACTGCGAATTGCTAATAGCATTAGTGATTATACTATAATAGGAACTGCAGATAGCGATGATACTACGAATACTAAAATAGAATTGTCTGGTAATACGAGAAATGGCTCTTCGCAAGGTGGGAATATCTCTTATGTAGCAACAAATACAAATGGGTATCACCAATTTATTACTAATTCGACTTCTGAGAGGATGCGTATAACGAGTTCAGGTAATATTGGGATAGGAACAACGAACCCTGAGCAATTATTAACATTGTATGGTAGTAATTCTAAAATAAAAATTAGGAATAGTTTGTATAGCGAGGGGGTGAGCAAATCAGTCTCTATAAATTTAGAGAATGGCAGTAATTCTGAGTGGATAATATGCAATTCTAATAATAAATTAACATTTGATTTTAATAACAACGTAATAACTTCGAATAGACTTATTATTGACGGGATAAGTGGTAATATTGGCATAGGAACGGCTCCATATACACCCCAAGCAGGTAAAAGCGATTACAAATTAAATATTGCAGGTAATATTCTTGTTGAAGGGAATATAATTTCAAGTAGTAATAATGTATATAACTTAGGCTCTTCGTCAAATAAATGGAAGGATTTGTATTTATCTGGCAATAGTATATATTTGGATGATTTAATAATTTCAAGAGATAGCAATGTTAATTTGAATATTAAAGATGTGCTTGGGAATTATAAAAGTATTAATTTGAGTAATGTGCAATTTAATAATAATAGTAATAGAGTGTCGCTTGGGATTGACGAAGATGGTAATCTCTTTTATAATAATTCCAATCGCTTGTTTTATCCAGTAACAACTACTAACATCGATAATACAAACCTTATAGACAATGTTAATAATATAATTCTAACAACTTCTAATTATTTAATAGAAACAAGTAATACATTAACTACTTCAATTAATGCTTTAGATATTAATCATAGCAACTACATTCTACATACAAGCAATGCTATTTCAAAGAGGATTACTGATTTGACTACGGATATGATTTATGAAGACCCAAGTGCTGCAAACAAATTTATAGTTAATAATAGATATAATGATAGTCTTTTGGTGAATGGAAGTTTAACTATTAATTCGAATTTAATAGTTCTTGGTGAAAGCACAACATTACAAACAATTGTATATACGACTGAGCAATTAGAAGTAGTTAATGAAAACAATACGTCAGTCGCTTTAATGATACAGCAGAAGGATAACTTTAGAGATATATTGGTTGCTTCTAATCTAAATAGTAATGTATTTACAATTGCTAACAGCGGGGATGTTAATATTATAGGTATTTATAAGAGAGATAATAGAGATGTTATAGATGATACTAGCAATTACGTGCAATCTACAAGCAATCTCTTAGTAGCCAAAGCAGATTTTAATGATACAAACACAAGCAATTATATATCAAAGACAAGTAATATTCTATACAATAATTTATCTTTTTTAGATTGCAAACTAAAATTATTAACATTAAAAGTTAATCTTAATGATAGCATTAGTAGTAATAATATATTAAATACAAGCAACATCTTAGTAGTCGCAGCGAACCTTAATGATGCGAATGCAAGCAATTACATATCATCCACAAGCAATCTCTTAGTAGCAAAAGCAAACCTTAATGACGCGAATACAAGCAATTTCATATCATCTTCAAGCAATATCTTGGTAGCAGCCGCAAACCTTAATAACGCGAATGCAAGTAATTACATATCATTCACAAGCAATATCTTGGTAGCAGCCGCAAACCTTAATAACGCGAATGCAAGTAATTACATATCATCCACAAGCAATCTCTTAGTAGCCAAAGCGAACCTTAATGACGCAAATGCAAGTAATTACATATCATCCACAAGTAATATCTTAGTTATCAAAGCGAACATTAATGATTTGAATACAAGTAATTATGTGTTCGCGACAAGCAACATCTTAATAACCAAAGCGAACCTTAATGATACGAATACGAGTAATTATGTATTTGAAACAAGCAATATCTTAATAGGTCGCATAATAAATACTTGCAATTATATATTATCTACAAGCAATATATTAGTATTGAAAGCAAACCTTAATGATACAAATGTGAGCAATTACACGTTGGCTACAAGTAATATCTTAGTATCGAAAGCAAACCTTAATGATACAAATGTAAGCAATTACACGTTGGCTACAAGCAACATCTTAGTAGCCAAAGCAAACCTTAATGATGTGAATGTGAGCAATTATGTGCTATCTACAAGTAATATCTTAGTAGCCAAAGCAAACCTTAATGATAGTAATAGCAGTAATTATGTGTTCGCTAGTAGTAATATCTTAATAGGTCGCATAATAAATACTTGCAATTATGTGATATCTACAAGCAATATCTTAGTAGCCAAAGCAAATTTCAATGATTTTAATGTTAGCAACTATGTGCTATCTACAAATAATCTTTTAGTAGGGAAAGCAGACTTCAATGATGCAAATGCAAGTAATTATGTGCTATCTACAAACAATACAATTTCGAAGAGGATTACTGATTTAAACACGGATATGATTTATGAAGAACCAAATGCTATAAACAAATTCATAGTTAATGATAGATATAATACAAGCCTAGTAGTGAATGGCAATATAACAATTAATTCTAACTTGATAGTTCTAGGCGACAACACAACATTAGAAACAACTATATATAGAACTGAGAGATTGGAAATAGTTAATGCAAATAATACTGCAAGTGCTTTAATTCTACAACAACAGGATAACTTAACAGATATATTTATTGCGTCAAACATTGATACCAAAGTGTTTTCTATTTCTAACAATGGAGATATCAATATAACAGGAACTTACCAAATAAATAATAGAAATGTTATTGAGGATACTAGCAATTATGTATTAGAAACAAGCAACCTTTTAGTTGCGAAAGCAGATTTTTATGATATGAACGCTAGCAATTATACTCTATCGACAAGCAATATTCTTAGCGAACGTTTGCTCACACAAGAAGTATTAACAAATAATATTATAAATAATAGTATATCTACTTTAAATACACGATTAAATACAAGTAATGCCAATGTTAGCAACTATATTCTATCGACAAGCAATATTCTTAGCAATCGTTTGCGAACCCAAGAAGTATTAACAAGTAATGTTATAAATAATAGTATAGCCGCTTTAAATATACAATTGAATGCTACTGATGCCAATTCAAGCAACTATGTGCTATCGACAAGTAATATTTTAGTCGCCGCAGCAGACTTTAATGATATCAATAGTAGCAACTATATTCTATCGACAAGCAATATTCTTAGCAATCGATTGTATGACCAAGAAGTATTAACAAGTAATATTGTAAATTATAGTATAGCCGCATTAAATATACAATTAACTGCTACTGATGCTAATGTTAGCAACTATGTATTAGAAACAAGTAATATCTTAGTAGCAGTAGTAGCAAAAGGAGACTTCACTGATATTAATGCTAGTAATTACATATTTTATACAAGTAATGTTCTTAGCAATCGTTTGCGAGACCAAGAAGTAATAACAAGTAATCTTTTAGCAGGTAATGGAAACTTCACTGATATTAATGCTAGCAACTACATATTAACTACAAGCAATATTCTTAGCAATCGTTTGCGCGACCAAGAAATATTAATAAGCAATATTGTAGTAGGTAATGGAGACTTCAATGATGCGAATGCAAGCAATTACACATTAACTACAAGCAATATTCTTAGCAAACGTTTGCGAGACCAAGAAATATTAACAAGTAATCTTTTAGCAGGTAATGGAACCTTCACTGATATTAATGCTAGTAATTACATATTAACTACAAGCAATATTCTTAGCAAACGTTTGAGAGACCAAGAAATATTAACAAGTAATCTTTTAGCAGGTAATGGAACCTTCACTGATATTAATGCAAGTAATTATATATTATCTACAAGCAATATTCTTAGCAATCGATTGTATGAGCAAGAATTATTAACAAGTAATATTGTAAATTATAGTATAGCCGCATTAAATATACAATTAAATGCAACGGATATCAATGTTAGCAACTATGTATTAGAAACAAGTAATCTTTTAGCAGCAAAAGCAGCGAAAGCAGACATCAATGATACAAACGTTAGCAACTATATTCTATCTACAAGCAATTTTCTAAGCAATCGTTTGCGATACCAAGAAGTATTAACAAGTAATGTTATAAATAATAGTATAGCCGCTTTGAATATAGAATTAAATGCTACGGATACCAATGTTAGCAACTTTGTGTTGGCAACAAGCAATATCTTAATAGATAACATAATAAATACTAGCAATCTCTTCGTTGCTAAAATAGACTTCAATGATATGAATGTGAGCAACCTTGTATTAGAGACAAGCAATATCTTAGCCGCAAATGCAGACTTTAATGACTTTAATTGCTCAAATTATATACGGGCTACCAGCAATATCTTAATAGGTCGCATAATTAATACGAGCAATTATGTGCAATCTACAAGCAATATCTTAGTATCTAGGATAAACCTTAATGATTTGAATGCTAGCAATTATGTGCGTTCTACAAGCAATATCTTAGTATCTAGAGCAAACCTTAATGATTTGAATGCTAGTAATTACATAGATAGCACAAGCAATGTTATCTCAAAGAGGATTACTGATTTAACAACGGATATGATTTATGAAGACCCAAGTGCAGCAAACAAATTTATAGTTAATAATAGATATAATACAAGTCTTTTAGTTAATGGAGATTTGACTATTAATTCAAACTTAATAGTTCTTGGTGAAAGCACCACATTAGAAACGCTAGTATATACGACTGAAAGAATGGAAATAGTAAATGCCAATAAT